CTAGTTCCTGAAGATCCTGATGTTCCTGAAGATCCACTAGTTCCCGAAGATCCTGATGTTCCCGAAGATCCTGATGTGCCTGAAGACCCACTAGTTCCTGAAGATCCACTAGTTCCTGAAGATCCACTAGTTCCACTAGTTCCTGAAGATCCTGATGTTCCTGAAGATCCACTAGTTCCCGAAGATCCTGATGTTCCCGAAGATCCTGATGTGCCTGAAGATCCACTAGTTCCTGAAGATCCACTAGTTCCAGAGCTTCCAGAAACGTTGAAACATAGATTAACAGATCCGCCAATTTGTGAAACACCACCAGTAGAACTTATGCTGCTTACTGTGAAAGTATAATAAAGACCATTATCGACTTTAGAAGATATACTAAAGGTCCACGTATTTGATGGATTAGTAGTATCGCTAGCTGTAATTACTGATCCATTGTTTAGATTTCCGAAAAAAGTTGCCCAGTTGTTACTAAAAGAGTCCACTTCATATACTCTCATAGTAGTAACAGAAGTAGACATTACATTACCTAGATTAGTATTTACCTCTCCGGTAGCTGGCGGGTTGTTATTAGAAAGACTCCATGTTCCGCATGCTCCTGCTGCTGATCCGCTAACTCCAGATGTTCCGGACGTACCGCTTGAACCTGATGTTCCTGAAGATCCACTAGTTCCATTTTGGCCTGACGTTCCTGAAGATCCACTAGTTCCATTTTGACCTGATGTTCCGCTTGAACCAGATGTTCCTGAAGATCCTGAGGTTCCTGAAGATCCACTGGTTCCGGACGAGCCAGAGCTACCAGAGGTTCCGTTTAAGCCAGAGGTTCCGGATGTTCCGCTTGTACCAGAAGTACCAGGAGAACCTGTTCCACCACCGCCAGAATCGTTAGCGTACATATTGGAGAACGTAACGGTGACGCTTGGGTCAAAAGCAAAATCTATTGTTGATAGGGTTTTCTCTGGATCTGTGATTAGATCCTGTATAGCGAATATTATTTCATCAAAAAGCTGATATCCAAAATCAGCTTTCGAAAAATAAACGATAGTTCCGTAATAAAAACCACTAGGGGTTAAGCTTGTGCTCGAAAAAACACTGGTAAAATAAAGATAACAGCCGTCTTTAACGGTCTGTATTTCAGATAAAGTTTCTAACGAAAACGAGGTGTAAAGCGTATTTCCACCCGAAGAATATTTTATCTGTATATATTTCACTTTTAAGCACTTACGATTGTTTGACTGAATATGTATCCAGGTGATTGGAAATCTAATGTTACTATCTGGGGGAATGACATAATCTGATCTACTGCATCTACCCAGGATCTTTTCATATAAGCCACATCAGATCCAGTAGCTCCGTAGAAAGCTAGACGTGTTGTGAAATTATTCGTATTCGGTAAGACGGTAGTTGTATTAATCGAATCTAATGAAATAAAAAAACCGGTAGCACCAGCGTCTGTTGAGCCGACAGAAGAAGGATTTACACCAATACTTAAAACATTTCCATTAACATCCTTGCCGTACTTTATTAGTATCAGTCCCGACATGATTTTTTATCGGATTAAAGTTTAGGCTGAACTGATTGTCCAACTTCTCCTGTATAGTTGTAGACTTTAACTAGTTTATCGTAGCATTTTTTCATTTGCTCGTCGCTTAAACAATCTACTAGATCGTTCAAAACTCTCTGGTCGTTGCCAGAAGCAGCTACCAAAAGATTTTTCATGTGCACTTTGAAGTCGTTTTCGCCATACATAGGCTGTCCAAACTTCATCTCGTTTATTTTAGTTAAATCAGAAAATTTCTTCATATCAGGTTTTTTATTTCTAATCTATATATCTCAATTCGTTTTTTGAACTTCTAAATCTATTTCCAAAAAATTGCATTTAAATCCAACACTAAAAGTGTAAACCTGAGGTGCATTTTGGGTGTAGTTTAGATTCAATTGAGAGACAGAAGTAATATTAACTTCCTTGAAAATTACCGATGTTACTACATTGCCCTCGTTATCTAAAATTCTGAGGGGAAGAACCGGGATGAAAAGATTGTCGTTTTGAAATGCCAATTTATCTAGAACGGTTTCTAGCATTATAAAATAATTCACAAAACCCTCACCAATCCTAAAGGTCACATCAAAATCTCGTGTAAATAAATCTTGAACTGGGGTGGCACTTTGATAGTTGATTTGTTTTCCCAAGTTCTTCGTCTGTGAAACTAAATCTATGCTCATCCCAGGGAACCCCACCGACTGGATAGTGCTGTTCATAAATGATGTTAGGGTGTCATAGGGGGTTGGCTGTTTCTTTAGATACCCAACCCACTTGGATTCAACAGATCCAGGGAAAAATCCCTTTGGAAAGTTGAAGTAAAAACTATTTGCTCTTGCGTTTAAAATCATATCCTAAGAGATTATATTGGGAAATTTGGGTTGCCGTTATCAGATCCACTTTGGTTGAGAGTACTTCCTTTAGTCGATGCTGGACCTCCGTTAGTCCTACCTCCCTTTGTATTCCCATATGCTTTTAAAAGAGCCAAATCATCGGTTGTGAAAATTCCAGTTACTGCATCGATAAAGATCTCTTTGGTGATTCCGGAGTATATTTTGAAACCTGCAGCGGTTGGGTTCAAGAAATAGCTGATTATCTGTTCTGTGTCCCATCCGTTTGCTATTTTGCCCTGTACATCAGATGATATTGCAGACTTGAACGCTGCAATTCCGAGGGTATTTAGGGTCTGAGCTGAGAACGTATTGGTTGGAGGTATTGGAATAAAGACAGTCCCAGAGGTTCCAGATGTGGATTCGGTGGCTGTTCCAACTTGTTGCCAAGAACTTTGAGCTGGAGTAATCCCCGAAGTTCCTGAACTGGTAACTGCAACTGAATCGACTGGAACGGTAGGTATACCCGCGGTAGCACCTGCTGTTATTCCTGTTACGGGTTTTGGCTCGCTGTCCTTAAGCCAACTTCCATAATAAAGAACAGAAGATGAACTTGCAGAAATCCTGGTTGTTGCTAAATCTGCTTCTGTAGTTGCAGTTGCCCTTGCTGCAAGTTGGATATCTTTGATCGAATCTTTTAAAGAAAGAGCTCTCGATGCAAGATCCTGTTTAGCACCAGAAACTTTAGAAACTGCATTATTTCCGGTTAAATTGTTCGTTGCAGACTGTATTGGCTGATTCGAGATGTAAAATCTTCGGTTGGTAAAAGTTAGGATCTGTGCTGATAAACTCTGGTCCACTTTGAATGCCAATTCGCCACGTGCAGAATTTGCCAGATTTTTATCAGCAATAGAAGGTGCATACAATTTATTGTTTGAATTGTCAATGAATGCCATCTGGAATGTTCCAGAAGAGGTAAGATCTATAAGATCAGTAGTTCCGTCCGGGTTTTTCTTATAGAACGTAAACTTGTAATAGTTGTCAAACGGAGAGATCGTTATATAGGCTTGTCCCATTCCATAGGAAACGGTATCGGTAGCACCAGCATCAGCTTGGGTAATTGTGTTGCCCTTTACAACCAGATTTGACATCGTAGTGTTTACCTGATTTCTCTCGACAAACACGTTGGAATATTTGACTATCTCCTTTGGAGCAACCGAATTATTGGGAACGGTAATATTCGTTGGAGAAGCTATTTTGTTATAGATCTTTTGAACTTGCGGTAAAACAGAAAGTTGCAAAGGAGCTATATAAGGACCGTATCTTCCGACATTGGTTGACGTATAAGAAGCTATTCTAACTAGTCTAGATTGATCCTTGCTATTAACCAGTGTCATTGTATACCTAAGTGTAAAACTTGCAGCAACTGCTGGGTATCTTACTATCGGTCTATACAGAAGTGGAACATCGTAGGCAGTAGTCTGAATGGTTGAAAAATTCATCGTCGGGATCAAAGCTGCACCGATTTGTTCTATCGTTTCAACCTTGTGATCTATGTAATATTGATTTCCAATTGAATTTTGGAAAAGAATAAAATTCTCGATGAATCCTCCATTGTCAGTGGCAAAATACTCGAAGAAATCTCCGGTATCTGCTGGAGCAATGTATGCACCTATATTTGTAAACGGATCTTCGGACTCTAGAGAAAGAGTTGCTATTAGGTTGACACCATACTGGCTATACCCGTTAACCTGAGTAATATCGCCAATCTCCCAGCAGCTAATTCTAATTGGAGAACCAGTCACATATCCCATTCCGCTTTTACTGGTCTTGCCTGCAAGTGTATTTGGCTTATTTGTAGAAGATGCTGCTGCATATTGGTTGTTCATATCGAGCAAGCTCGGTACTTCAACCTCAAAATACTTATCGAAAATATTCGATCCTATCGTCAAAGGATTTGGATTCAGAGTATAATCTTGAGCTGTACCACTACTGATCTGGATCTGGGAAAAAGCTACGTAGCTTCCATCAACGTCAAGATAGCTAATTCCAAGTATCAATCCATCTATGTTTGAAAGATTGTATCCCTGTAAAATGTGATACCTAACGCTGTCATAAACAACAGAAATATTACTCGGGAAAACTATTGGCAAATCTGCAGTCGGTGTAAGCTTTGGGTTAAAATCGTTATAAGGTACAATCAGATTTGGATTTAATGGGATAAAAGCATTCTCTGAAACCCTAACTACGTTATTTAGTGCGGTGTTTTGTGTTACTGAATAATTTTGATCCTGGTTAAAAATCTGGATGTCATTCAGAGGAGATCCCTTATATTCCAGAATGCCATTTACTAATCTATTGAAACCTACAGTTGGATTACCCACGTTAACGAAATACGTTTGTGGATTGGGTTGATCCGCATACATGTACTCCATAACCAAATACGGAGTTAACTGTACATATTTCGAAGTGGTGCTATAAGCCATTTTTTATAAATTTTTTATTTTCCAAACTGTAGCCATTTAGGAGAATAAGTTAGTCCTAAACCAATATTTGGACCAGCAACATATCCATCCTTTCCAACCGTCATACCATAACCAATAGAGAATCCAACACCAAAAGGTTTTCTAGCTTGCTTTAGAGCTTTCTTTGTTGCTGGATCGTCTACCATATCCAATGCTTGCATTTCAGAGAAAGTTATTCCAGGGAAGGACGTTGATGCTCTAACGAACAGTCTTCCTGTTTTAGGATCTGTGTAAAGGCCGGTTACTAAATCTATTCTCTGTTCCATTGACAATTTAGCTGATCCTGGAATAACTTTAGATTTTAATTCAAAATTAGTTTTTCCTGGATTCCAAATTGTATCATTATCAATAGTATATGGAAGCTCTCCTGCAATGACAAGCTTGTTTTTGCCTGGCAGTGAAGGGTTATGCGAAAACTTTAGATATGTGTTTTCACCATCTTGTGAGGCTGCAACAGGAACGATAATGGAGGTATCACGATAAACCACTTCTGTCTGTATAACAACAGAGGGTTTCTTTTTTCCAGAAAGCTCCAATCTGTCGATCAGTTCCTCTTGTTCTTTAGAAAGCTCGTTATACTTAAGCTGAAATGCCGCTCTTTCAACTAGCATATTCCCATTTTTAGACTCAAGGACTCTTACGCTATCTCTTTCAGCCAAGAGGTTGTTAAAATTTCTCTGCGCTTCTTTTTTTGCATCTTCTGTTGCATTACATTGCTTCATGAGCAACATAACCAGGATAACAATACCAAGCAAGTAAATTGCTTTATTGTTCAGAATGCCTAAGTACGATTTAAAATTATTCAGCATGATAGGTTAAATTGATTGGATCTAGTTTTCCTTGTCCATATTTTTTTTCTAGGTTTGTTCTTAGTTCTCTCTCTTGATCTCTTAGTAGTTCAAGTTTACGAACCAGAGTTCCCGCCTCTTTATCAAGTTCCAGCATTTTTGCTTCAACGATATGAAGCTCTTCCTTTACGATTGAAAATTTAAGTTTCAGATCGTTTGCTACCTCTTTTTCTTCTATTGTAAGTTCCATTTGTATATTTATCTCAAATTAAAAAACACCTCCACCAGCAGGTCCGCCCTCGCTTACTGCATTGCTTACTGTTATATAACCACATCTTGGTGGGTTGGATAACTTAGGTGTGGAAGCATTATAATAAATGCTAGCTGTATTGACTGTTTGCAGTCTTATGTGTCTGCATCCACCTGTCGCTGAATTGTTTAAATCTCCGATCTGAACAGAATCAGAACCACCAGTGTACACAGATCTAATCCCACCAAAACAAAGAGTCGAATCAGTCATATAAACATCGAAAATCCTGCCCTCCTGTAATGAACTGTCCCAGGTCTCATTGAATCCGCTAATTTGCAAATAAACTCTGTTTGATTTTCCATCTGCACTGGGTGTTGACGTGTAAACCGGTGTTATGTAAACAACATCAGAAGTGCTAGAGGTTAGAGTGATTGGAACCACGTTATTTGTAAAACTTCCTCTAACGAATGTTGATGCTGTACTTGGTGTTACTCCCTGTGAGCCTTTTACTAAATTTCCAGATGATGATCCGGAAGGTCCAGATTGGCCTATGACATTAAAATTGTTTCCTCTGCTTTCGAAAACTTTATATCCCTGTGAATTTACTAAACTTACAATAGCGGGTCCAGTTACAGAGGTTCCAGCAATCTCAACCAAAAGGCCATTTCCAGTATTTGAAGCTGCAGCCAATGTTCCTGCATTTGCTGTTATTCCTGAAGCTGATAGAAGATTTCTAAAAGTAGCAGATGATGGTGTTATCTCAACATTATTTCCGGTGAAATTAATAACATTCGGTGTTGAGAAAGACATTGAAGCAGATGCACCTGTAGCATTGACGAAAGAAACAGAGGAATTTGCTGTTACAGTAACAGATGTCTGTGCTGAGAAAGTCGAGCTTCCTCCAGTTGAAGAATACGATGATGTTAATCCGCTACTGAACGTGAGATCGCCAGGAGATGGAATAACCAGGCCATAACCAGTACCAATCTCAGCCCATTGGAAAGAAGGAACTGAGGAGGAGCCAACAAAGGTCTTATCGAAACCTAAAATTGGAAAATTATTTTTACTTGCATCGGTAGCAATTAAAACCTTGGCAAGATTTGGGTTTATATTGGCTGTTGTTCCAACAGCATCAGAAAAAACGAAAGTAACGTCTGATGGAGAAGGATTTGAAATATCGATTGCGTTGTTGCTTGTTGATCCGCCCGGTCCAGTTATCTGTGACAAAAAACCAAAAACGCTAGAACCAAGCAGTGTCTCGCCAGAGAAAATCCAATTTGACCCATTGAACGTATAAACGTCCTGTGCTCCGGTTGCTCCGATGTTGATCCAGATGTCATTGATCTTGGATATTGATATAGCAGGTTCTATGCTGGTAAAATACCAATTAGAAGCTCTTTCACCAGTTGCTCCAACTTCTCCATCTCTACCGACTTGACCAATAATACCGGTTGCTCCAACTACGCCAATTGGTCCTTTATATCCGGTTCCATTGAAAAAGATCTGGGAAAAATTATAATTTACCTTTTCCAGTATCTGGTTTTTATCGTCACCAGGAAAAATATATTTAGTATTAAAAGCCATTTTAAACCAATATTCCGCTTAATCCTTCACAAGTGCTATAAAAAATATTATAGTCTGTCGATGAAGTTTTTCTAATTATAGTAAAATCTATGAATTGTGCCCCAGCAGTGCCTAAACTTACTGAAGTACCGGTTGTTGGTCCTCCGCCAGTATCGTAAGAAATAACCTGAATTTTATTAGTGCCAGAACTTGACATCACCCTAAATTGGATCGATTCGTTATTATCTAGATATGCAGACCAGCTGTTTGAAGCAGTTCCGATAGGGAATGAGATACCTCTATAATTGCTAGTGCCAATATTCATTACTACAGTGTTTCCCGAAGTAATCTTATTTGTTCCAAGATACCAGAAAAATGTACTTAAGCCTAAAACAGTTATATTAGAATCGTAAGTTCCGCTTATGGTTGTAACAGCGGTTCCCGTTTGGTTCATAAATACTTTACCGTTTGCTCTAACATTAAATCTTGATGTTCCTGCAGATACGAAATTTGCTAAAAACTGAGAAGATAATGCTGTAGATAAACTTACAGAAAGACCACTTCCGCTTGAACTTTGGTTAACAAAGTTCATAATGTACCCTGTAGAAGTACCATTAATAGTTAATGGCACGGTCATGCTAAATGCACTAGCGGTTAGATTAAATTTCTGAGAGCTAAACAGCATAGTGGAACTTCCAGAATTAAATGACATTTGTCCACCAGAAGTAACAGACATTGTTGTACCTGAGGTTAAAGACAGAGAGGTATTTGCTGAAAGTAATAAAGAAGAAGCAGTGCTTCTAACTGTCATTGCCGCACCAGATTTAATCTCCAGTTGATCTTGTGGAACGGAAAATAATAGACTGTAATTTGATCCGGATGGGCTTAGCCATCTAAACTGTGGATGTCTATTATAATCAAGAGAAGTTCCAACACCAGGTGCGTTTGTTTTTGCAAATTCCAATATCGGATAATCGCTTGAACTATTTGTAGCAATTAAAAGTTTAGAGTAAGTTGGATTTGCTGTTGGTGCCAAAGAAACTGCATCACTTAACACAAGAGTATTGGTCTCAGGGAATCCAGTGTTTAGAACGATTGCATTTTTCGTTCCGACTGGTCCAGATATACCAACTAGGGTTGTGAACAATTCAGTAGATTGAAGATCTGATCCAGTTGCTACCCAGCCAGAAGCTCCGTATTGAAGAATCTCATTGTTTGAAGTCGTATTAACCCAATAATCTCCAACCAGAATAGGATCACTAGATCCTCCTAAAGGCTGCGATGCCTGCACAAACCATCTATTGCCTCTTGTTCCCTGCTGTCCTGGATCTCCCTTCGGACCTGCAGGTCCAATCGGGCCTTGTTGACCAGGATCTCCTTGTTGACCCTGAGGACCACCACCATTCTGTATTAGTGAATCAAAGTTCGAATTAATTTTATTAATAATGTCCTGCTGATTGTCGCCAGCATTAAGAGAAAGTATGGTAAGTGTAGGCATTTGTCAAACTTCTTTAAGTATATATTCTAATTATTAATCCATCAAATTTTTTGGATTCTAAAAGAGAAGGTTAAAGAATAATTCTGTCCTACGGTAAGTGGATATTCAAAAGTATAAGACAGATTATTTCTTTTGGTTAATTGGAAATTGCTTTGCTGATAATAAGCATATCTTATTCTGTCTGGATTGATTAAGTCTCCTCTAACCAGAATTTCAGTAGACGACAAATTTTGGCCAGTTTTTTTAACAAAAAGATCGAAAGTTATTCCCTCATAAATCGGTGCAACGTTCTGTTCGATGTAAGAATCGATGTCATCGTTTATGTTATTAGGGTTTCCTACACCAAATTCAGTTACTATATTATTGACGAATTCTGTAGAAATACCGGAATTCAAGAGATATCTCCTTAGAATTCTATCAAGTCTAATAGAACTAACCACGGTGTTAGTAAGGCTGTTCTTCTGCCAAAAAACTTCTACCTGTGGAAATATATTCTCGTCAAAAACAGCAAGATCAGCATTCGATTGATACGTTCCAAGTTGTCCAATACCAGTATTGCTATTTCCTGGACCAATCTGCTGAATTTCAGTAACAGCATTATTTGCTGCCAAATTGATATTAGAAACATTGGTTGATCCAGAGTCTCTCGAAAGCTCAAGACCTATAAAGGTATAAATCGTTATAGTGTATGGGGTCTGCATCATCTTAGATCCAAGGAAAGACTTTAACTCTTTCATAGATCTAGTTCCAGCAACAGGAGTTTGTACCAATGCGCTAGAATACAAATTGTAATACCCAGGATCCCAGCTTGAAAGGAAAACAGATTGATTTTTCTGTGCGATTGGTGTTTGTCCAACCAGTGGATAAACCGGTCCCTGCGGCAAATTCTGCGAAGCCTCTAATATATTTTTACCGAGAGAAACCTTGCTATAAGAAAGATTCTGTATTAGGCCAAAGTTTGTTTGTTCTGGAGCGAATGTACAATTTCTGAAGCTTAGATCTAATGAATTGTCACCGGTAATAGTATCAGTTTTATCGTTCTTGAATTTGAATATTTTCTTAAACAATGGTTCGTATCCTCCGCCATACCTTAAAATATCAGAGGCGTAATTTTTTCCACCATTTTCTATTACAAATCCAGTTGGTTGGTTTTGTCCTAGCGTCTGAGGTCCCGAGTAATTTTTAACAGGATATAATCCGCTAGGCTTGTAAATAGCGGTAGGCTGGCTTAGAGAGATCTGAAAATAATCTGAAGTTGCTACTGTTGTCGATGTTGCAGAATCCCAATCGTATGTTGTATAAGTTATATACGGGCTTTCCGTATTTACTCTTTCGAATATCTGAGAAACTGAGATTCTCTTCATGATAAATTCGAAGTAATTTTCACCTCCGTCTATTTGAAAAACAGGATTACCAGCATATGCACTCCTTGGCCCAACTGGGATTGTAACAGGAGAAGAGAATGCAAATGGGATATCAAAGATATAATCAGGAGATGAAATAGGTGCAAAATTAACGATAGACTGAGATCTTGAAGTAGGCCAAGGATAAGTCGACGAAATATTAGGCACGCTAAAGCTACCTGGACCAGTCACACCAACGCTTCCTGTAGATCCTTCTGGATAGAAGAGGTTTATCTCCTCTCTTAGATCTGTATCATAAAGTGGATTCTCTATTGTGTAAATCACTCCAGGGTTGGTAGTTGTCGTAACAGAGCTATTTGAAATGATCGAAAGATCTAAAGCTGAGCTTAATTTGATGTCAGAGATCTCATAAAGCGTAGAACCAGTTGGACCAGGGTTCCCAGTAATACCAACACCTGCATCTTGCTTTTTATCTTTTAGACTATACATCAAAAGATAATCTAAGTAAGGATCTCCTCCAGTTCCACCTGTATATCCTAGTGTTAAAGCACGATAATCTTTTACTACAACCTTAGTTACAAACAGAATGCACTTTTGCTGTACGTTTTCTATGATTTCGTACGAGACCGGTGCTTGTACTGTTGTGATATCTTCTGGCACTACTCTTAAAATAGCAGAAAAATTATAATTTTCGAATCCTCTGTAATTAAGAACATATTTGTCAAGATCGCTCTGTGGATTTGGAATTGTGCTTTTTCTTTTTAAGGATATCTTAACTCCTCTAAAAATTGTATCATAAAATCCGGTTGAGGAGTTGTATGTAAATGGTGTGAATAATTCTTTAGTTCCGTTTGCAGGATCATTATAGGGTGCTGGATAATCCGATGATTCTACGGTAAAGAAAGATGAAAAATAAAGACTATTAGTAGGATTGGAATTTCTAACCTGGTCCAGGTCAATCTTTCCAGGCAAATAGCTATTCTGCTCAGAGATAGAAGAAGCTGGGAATTGCATAGGAATTCCTTCCAATAGCATCCATTCATGGGTTAGATAGCTAGGATCAGGTTGATCCTTTTGAAAGCTGGGTGAAAAGTTGGTTGGGCTAAAAGCAGGTGAGGAATTCAACCTGTAAACGTTTCCTCTTGCGTCTGTTCCACCTCTATATCCCCATTTATTAACAAATGGAACTACTTTAGAAAAATTAGCACGGGTTGCTGTAAAATTCTCTTCCAGATACTGATATTCTGTTTCTAATTTTCCATACTCGAACAATTGTGTTTTGTCCGAATCGAGTGGGGATGGCTTAGTTTCAGAAATCGATTGGATGCCGTAGAATCCAATGAAAGAGTTTAAATTCTGTTCTGCAGATATATTACCAGACGTGTACGTATACGATGGATCTACCCATCCTATTTGTGTAAATATTGCAGGAACAACAACAGCAACTTCTCCATTTACATTAAATCCATAATCTTCAAAATAACTAACACTAGTGCCAATAAAAGCTTTTCCTGGCCCAAGGATTCTTTCGTCAATAGTTCCCTTATCGACAATAACTTGTCCTTGTCTCACAAGATATTTTGTTCCCTGTACAATCTGTCCAAGTTGTCCTGGGATAAGCTTAAAATATCTGTGATATTCTGGGGTTGGTGTCTGTCCGTAATTAGAAGTTAAAAAATCAAAATCAAAATCTTTAAGGTCGAAGAAAGAGAAAACTCCAGAATACAACTTCGACATCTCAAACAGATTGAAATTACTATCAGATCCAAGGTTAATGACTGCTTTTTGATCCTGCAGATTTGCAACCAAAAATTCATTAAACCCTTTGAACCCAGTAACAGTACCTATTGTTTTAAGAGGATCTCCATCATAGATCGGCTGATCAACATATCTTGAAACACTTTCTATAACAGACATTGATCCGGTAACTCCTCTTCCGCTTTCAACTTCTATCCAGGCACCTGGTACGATTTTATCAATTTCTGCAATGCTAAATGCAACTCTACTTTTTGGATAGTCTGTTCCGCCGTTGAAATTAACATTTTTATCCAGAGTTGATGCATCTGAGTTTCCGATCTTTAAATAACCGCTTTCACTGAACGTGTTGTACTTTTCCCAATTAACTATATCATCAATTGGGCTATCGTTAAAATACCCAGCACTTGGTGCATTGACGTTATTTATTGCAGAGTAATAAGTATCTGCAAAGTTTACAACGTCACCTGCTGAATAAGATAGAGAATTGTCCCAAATACCCTGGTAAACTGTCAGGAAAGAAGCATAATCCGAAAATACACCTATTTTATAATTTGTGTTTTCTTTTGATCCAGCATTCTTTATTTTAATGATAGAATTATTCTGTGATGTGGCAGAATCCCAAACAACTTCACTTATGCTAGAAACACAAGCAGAGAAAGATTTAGCAATCTCTGATGGTGTACCCTGTAAAAAATTAAAATAGTGGCTATTCCCTATATTATAAGATGATCCTTCCATCCATCCTAAGAGTGTACCGCCAAATTCGCCAGATTGGATCAAGTCAAATCTTTCCTGCATGTTACCCTGTGATCCATTTGGCCAAATGATTTTGAATGTAACAGGATTTGAAAGGGTATAATTCTTTAAGAACTCAACATTTAGATTTGCATTACCTTTACTATTTGGTAAAATGCCAGGGAAACTCCCTATTTTTTCTCCCGGTCCAGTAAAATCTAAAAGGTTAACAGAGGTATCGGAAATTACTATATTTCCTTTCTTGGATCCAGGTGTTCCTGTTGTACCAAAAGTTTCGTCTTGCTTATATGGACCAAACTGTGCATAAACCGGTGTGTTATTTGACCACGTGTTTGAAGTGCTGATGTAATTTTCATATCTAGATAAGCTGTAGAAATTTTCATTCTTATCCGTTATGTAATACAGTTTCTGTGGATCTAAAACGTTAACGTCCTCCGATCCAGGAATCCATCCAGAAGCTCCTTCGTAATAAAGTCTAACACCAGTAGTGCTGCTTTGGAAATTGTTTGCTGTACTATTAAAGTATCCTACGTTATTAAGTGAAGGTTTTGGTAAATTGTTATTGCCTTCTTCGTTTTTGTATTTATAGAAAAAATCTCCATTGAGTACAAATTCTCCCAAATCGTTTCTAGAAACATAGCATCCAAAATATCTATTGATAGTATAAAGATCAGAGTCTGCATCATTGAATAAGAACTCCATGTTCAATACGTTTGCAGAAATTATACCATTTCTAGAAAATCCATCGGTTATCGCATTTTCAAAATCTATCTGTGGTGTTGATTCATTGGAGATAAGAAAATCATAGAGCAATTCTCCTTTTTTCGTAAAGGTCCCGTTCTTGTAATCAACCCCATAAAAATAAGAATAAGCATTGAGCTGATACGAGAAATCAATCGGGCTCTGAGAATATCCAGGATCATTTACAATAGATCTGATATACTTCCCAATTGTAGTTGTAGATCTTAAATCATATGTCGCTATTGCAGTAGCATATGGAAGTATTTTAGAGTTAAAATACGATTCAACATCATCTACCTCTGGCTGGAAAAGAAGCTCGTCCATTTCAACAACTTTGCCAGTTCCACTTAAGACTGTATATGAATTATAGACTGAGTTTCCATCGAAGAATTGACCAGCAGAAAACTCGATAGGGGTTCCGCTATTATCAAATCCGTATGATATCTTAAATGTTTGACTTGAGTTTACATCCTGAATGAGCTTGTATTGGACCCCGTCTTGAATTAACGTTTGATTTGTTGAGTATGGATAACTCAAAGGTCCGGGTACTTTAAATATAACGAAAAATTCAGGCAATTCGTTTCTCAACCATAATGGTTGGAGATATCTGAAATTTTCTGTATAATTTCTATCTATCAAAGTAGATGCACCAGAACCATAGAAAAAATCATACTGCGACGAGAAATTCTCAACTGGTTTGCTTTCACCGTCTGTGAATTTACCAACCTCAAAAATTACATCACTGTTAGTACCGCCGTCCTGAAAAAACTTGTACAGATCTTTTGCATAAGTATTCTGACCTGAAACCTGATATTTTTTAAATCTTTGGTCGCTTAACGTTGGATTGGCATCCATTGAATTAAGCCATACACCCTGCTGAGAGTCCAGGGTAACTTTAACGTTTCCAGTAATTTTCGGATTCGTTCTCAGTAATCCGAACGAAGAGTTATAATCAAAAAGCTTAGGTGCTGCCATTTTACTTTATCTTGTTGTTACACATAAAACATTACCCTAAATTAGTCCCTCCTTGTGTTGCAAAGTTGGGCGAAGATAGTGTATCATTTTTATACTTCGCAGTAACTTCAAGATCGAAGGAGAAAGGACTTTGATTCCTAACCTGTATATCGATTCCTAATTTTTTGGTGTATGTGATATTAGTTGGATTTCCGTTTGCTCTAAACCCACCGACATATCCAAGTTTATCCGTTGCTCTAAACTGATAAACCAAAGGAATGATGATTGCATTATTGTCTCCGGTTTGAACATATTGGCTGGCTAAAGAAGTTGAACCTTGTACTTGGATCGAAGAAGATGTTACTGGACCTAAAAATAAATAAGATCCACAGCTATATCTTCCCAATAACCATTCGTCATTGTTTTCAAATCCTAGCTTATAGGGATACATCGAATCCTCTCTAGTTGCTGTAGCACCTTGTACGAAATCAGTTGTAACAGGTGAATAGCCCAATTGCATCCAGTAATTCGGGATAGAATTATCATTGTAGAAATAATCAGATTGTCTGAAGTATGGATAAACTACTATACCGCCAGAATAATCGGGTTTTACTAGATTTGTAAAAGATTGACCGGTTGACAAAGCAGGATGGTCTTTATGAATACAGAATTCACTTAGATATCCGTTACCCAATCCAATATAAGAACCAGTTGTACCTGTGTATCCTCCATTCCAAACAGAACCATTTGTACCAGATGCTGTAGGAACGGTAGAAATTGTTGGATCGTATGGAATCAGTGAGCTACCGTTCTGCGGGTATCCACTAGGATTTCCTGTGTAATCGTATCCAGAGACATAAGAAGTTGGGGTGAAGTAAAGATTCTGATCTAGGCCAACTGATTTCCATCTTGGGTAAATGAATTGGCTATTTGCATTACCAGATACGTACGGTGCTGCTTGTCTTAGTTGCTGGAAAGATTCATCGTTTGCATTACCAGTAGAACCAGGAGGAATAATATCCGCAGGTGTCAAAGAAGTCACTGAAATGGATATTTCTCCGTATCTTAGATTGGTAGCATATCCAGCAGGGAGAGAATATGTGCTAGAAGTACCGGCAAGGGTATCTAAACCTCCTGGCAAAGAAGAAGCCAATTCGAGAAGTCCAGCAGCGCTATTTACAAGTTTAAGCTGATAAATTTTTGCTGCAATTTTTCCGGCATCTGATGTTGTTGGGTTGGTAAAGATCTGATTGTAATAGCCAGCGTTCAATTTAATTGTCTGTCCGCTAGTAACTATTTGTGAACTTCCGTTGCTGTCTACAATGTAAACCTGTAGTATACCAACTGCTTTTTCTACTGTTGCTCTCAAAGAGTTCAATTGATCCTGAAGCTCTGTTAATTTTTGAAATAAATCTACTGGGGTTCCAGAAGAATCGTAGAATCCGCTTGCTACACTCGGAGCATCCAAGTAATATGTTTTTGAACCGTTAGTAAACTGTTTTGACAAAAGACCGTCTACACCCTTAGCACTCAAATCCTGTTGAATTGCAAGCACAGCCTCATCTTTCATATTATTAACAAGAGATGCAGCAGCATTCTGTGTTGTGGCATCTGCAGGGAAAGAAACTGTTACAGAATCGCTATAATCCGATGTTAATGGATTATCTGGCCAGCCAGCTTCTGAAACTGACTGAATTCTAATTTCTACTTTTTCACCTTTAGTGATTGGGATGTCCAATTGATTTATATTGTTAGCATCAGCATCATCAGTAAATTCTGGTGACCAAACATATGTTCCTGTGTTCGGATCATATACTTTTTTTCTGATGTCGGTAACAACTTTAGTCCAGTTGCTGAAAGCTCCTGTTTTCTTCTGTCCATTTAAATCCAGGAATTGGATCTGTTGCACTGATGGTGCTACACCAGAATCACTTAAATACCTGTACTCAATGATGAACTGGATAACAGATTGTGGTCCAGTAGATGGGCTTTGCTTTGGCTGTGGAATAGGCCAGAATCCTCTAACTCTATATTTAGGCTCGGCAACAAGTTGCGGGGTGTTGGTAGAAAGTGTTGAGATATCGCTAACAACAGAAGCCAAAAGCTGCTGCTTTTGTACTCTCTGCTGGGTTAAAGAATTTAAGTTTGCTTGAAGAGCTTGTGTGTTTTGTGTTGTTGATGTAAGCGAGTTGCTTGCTGAAATAGCTAAAGGCTGTAAAACACCAGACTGCGGCAAAACAGAAACAGTACTTACGTTATTAATCTGAGATCTTGCCGTGTTGATTGCAGTATCAAGTTGTAGGATTTCACTTTGTAAAGTGGATTTTAGTGCAATCTTTTCGTTAAGTGTTTGAACATCAGTACCTTGTGTAAGCTGAGTATTTATTTGTACTACTCTGAAATTATCCGCAGTAATAGTTGGAGAATCTGGGACCAATCCGCTAATTGCATTGATCTTCTTTTCTTTGGCCATACCAAGAAAGATCTGGCCTAAATCCGCTACTGACGTTAAATAAAATTGCTCTAGAGTTTGTACCCCACCAGACGTGTTTATTCTTAATTGATTTGAGAAGAAAACTATACCAGGAGACCAAGTTGAAGCTACTATGTTATAGTTATCGTCTATTTTCTTAAAGAAAACTCCCTGTCTTTCGTCATATCCGACATTTACTTGTACGAATCTCTGACTGAATTGGGTTGAAAGTAGGCTTAAAGTATCAGCACCAATTTGAACTGGCTGATAACCAGAAGTTCTCTTCAGCTGCACTGATGTTTCTGCTATATTGATTGACGTAATCTCATATCTAGATCCATCTGTAGTTAGTAGGAAATTCCCAACCTGAAGTGTTCTTCCGTTTTCTACACCAGTTGTCGTATCAGTGTACTGGATGTTATTAAGTTTGTAGTTTCTTCTTGTTTCTTGAACAACCTGTCCGTTTGCATCTGTCGTGCTTACAGTATCGTCATAAAAAGAGATAACGCTAAAAGTTCCCTTGTTTCTAATTGTTCTTAAAGGCAATGGAATTGTGTCCTCGTCTACAAAATATGTAATCCCATTATTAACAAGCTCATTGATAAATTCTTGCTCACTGATATCGTTTCTGCCATCAAGATTCTGATCGAAATAAGATTTCTTAACATCGGTATCTGTGTTTGCTATGATTCTTTTTACCTGAATCCGGTCAGCATCATCGGGTATTTGACCCGTAACATCGATATTAATATAAAGAAGCGGAGACAAAAAGCTTTCAAAAAACCAATTGTCACGTGTTGAGAATGTGCTAGGTACCTGTAAATTAACAAGGGGAGTTGGATCTCTTAAAGGTTGAGATTTATAAATCTGTGAATAAGTTCCATCTGGATTTCTAACAGTGGAAAAATTATCGCCAAGTCCAGACAATGCTTGAATGTTTGAATCAAGTCTTTGTATCTGGCTTCTTAAGTAACCATACGCTGGTATGCTAGCATTAGTAGGTAAGCCTGCTTCATCTAGCATTTCAATTTGAACCGTCTCGTTAGTAGAAGTTGCAACTTCGTTTAAACCATTGATAATCTCAATAGAGTTTTTCTGAAGTCTCAGAAACTGAGCTACTAGAGAACTTATAGAATTTTGGGTGCCTGACATTTTCTATTTAAAATTTTACTCGTTATTGGTTAAACTTTTTCCGACTTGATCAACCTGGAAAATAAGGTTAACTGGATCAATACAAACAATATCTATCACTGGCTTATAATCGTACAAAGCAAACTCAGTGTTGGTAAGAGATATGATTAATGTTGAGTATGGGACATTTGTTGGATCACCTAATGGGAATTTTCCAACCGAGTTAGTTAGGAAAGTAACATTGTAATCACCGGGAATTATTTGATCGCCAAAAGAGAATCTCATTACCTGACCCTGTCTCCAGTTAGTTCTAGTTGAGTCGTCGATTCTTATAACTAGATCAGAAGAAAGAGCGATTGGAGTTCCGTTGTTGATGTGTTTTACATAGTTACCAAATGTTTCAAGAACCACAACGTTGGGTGAAACGTTCTGTAAAGTGATTGTTCCATTTCTTTCTCCTATGTGATAATCCTGAGTATCGTTGGAAATTGTAAGCTGATTTGGTACGCTTCTGTCAACTATCACACCCTGTCCCTGCTTAATCAAATTCAGGTTGTAAGATATTTCAACAGATGTTTCATTGTTGATAATAGCTCTGATCAATTCATAGTTCTGGTTGATCAATCCCATAACAGCCTGAGTGTTGTTGAAAAGTGCTTGATTTGCTGCAAGTGCATTCTCCAGATTAGCTATTCTTCTGTCAATATTAAAAGTTGTTTCTGACGAAAGAACCAAATTTTCCAAAGAACTTACTCTATCTTCAAGACCTGCATAAATTGATGCTGTGTTATTTAATGTAGATGATGCGTCTTGCAAAACATTTACAGCATCCATAAACATGGTCAAAGAAAAAGGTGAGTAGTCGTTAATCGCTTGTTCTACTCCAGTTTGATCGATGTCTACATCAAATTTGATATTAAGCTTTAATCCGTATGAATTTCCGTTTAGTTTGGTAACTGGATTTGGCTTGTATTTGGTAAACGTTGGAATTTTAAAAGTTCCTGTCCCAGTATCTTGTACATCATCTAGAAAAAGAACCCCATATAAATTAGTAGCAGAATCTGCAGGGATTGCTGGATCGTACACATCATAATAGATAAGAACTGCATTAAACTGGAAATCACCAGAAAGCGATGTTGCGTTGAATTCTTCTAGAGTAGAAATTGTAGGGTCATCGACGATCTGTTTGTATGAATTTGGGTCAAAATCAATTCCGATAGAATCTAATTTTGTTCTAACATACTGTTGAAAACCATTTCCTGAAGTAGCACCGGCATATGATTTGCTAAGGATTTGTGCTGTAGGATCGGTAAACAGCTGATCGCTAAAATATGTATCTGCTATTGCTCTTGGAGAATACCAGTTACCAGATCCTGTTGCTCCGTTTGATGTTTCGGTAAAAGTAACGGTGGGTTGTCCGATTACATCGTCATCGAATATTGCTAAATTTGTTAATCCGCTAGGGTTCAACTCATCATATGCACGTCCTGTTAAATATTCGTCATTCAAAGGATCCGCCGGATTATTAGTCCAGCCATAATCCAATAGGTAGTTCTGATCCGTTACATTCTTAAAAAGAACAGTTGGCGTGTTACCGTCTTTGGTTGGAACTAAAACATAAACTTCAGAATATGTGTTACTGTTGTTTTTTACAGAATTTACAATGTCAAGGTTTCCAATGTACTGAACAACTCTATTGTAGGTTGCTCCAGTTAAACCATAGGATCCAGTTCCGCCTGCAGGATCACCTTCGACATATCTTTTTTGTGTAACTGGTATATTGTTAATGGTTAAAACAGTGTTCTGGTCCAGTGTAGAAACAACCTGATCCGAAGAAGCTGGTTGATATCTCATTCCACCAAGTTCTTTAAGCCATTTCCAAAATACTCTCTCTGAGATATTCTGTTTTAGACTTGAATCGTAATCAGAACCGCTTAAGATTGTTGTTTCTAGGTTAAGGCAATAACTTTGGAAACTTTGAGAAAAATTAACGTTTGCGTTATTGGTAATTATATTCTGAGCATTTGTAGCTTTGTCTATGAATGCACTGTCGGGAGCGTTCAACTTCAAGCTATTACCCAAGGGATCACCAGAATTTATTTCTGGGATGTTAAGCAAAGCAAATTTAGAAAACTTAAATTTATTTACAGAATTATTGAAAGTAAAAGATAAGTCTTCTGCAGCAGAAGAAAAGGCGTAGAATGTACCACCTTGAACCTGTAAAGGACGTATAAACGGGGTTTTTGCCATTTAGAAAATTTTATTATTACCAAGTCATTTTTGAAGAACCCAAAACTACCCAAGATCCCTCTTGTGTGCCGGTTCCTTTTCCTACTCTTGGTTCCCATTGAAGCTGTAAAGCTGATTGGTAAGGTCTTAAATTATCACATGTTATTCCAGTGGATGGGAAATTACCATAAGATGCTTGGGTATTAAATCCAGTGTAATATGCTCCACCGTTTTGAATTCCAGTAGCTATAAATCCGCCTGTTCCTCCAGTATTGATAATGGTAATTCTTGTACCTGCAGCCAAATTAGAAGCAGTAGCACCGGTAGTTCCAACTGTCATATAAAATCCGCCACCACACTGAGCATAGATGATATCCTCTAAACCAGTGATTTGGTAAGGTACAGCTAGAGAAGAAGCTCTACCGCCACCACCAAGGGTGTTAGCAGGGAAGGCAGTTCCAGCAGTTGCACCAGTTGCATAAGTTGTATTTTGTCCAACAAAGTGACCAGCAGAAGAGATTGTGAATGAGCTATTAAGGTTGGTTGCGCCAAAAAGATTAGTCGTCGAGTTAAATGTCGAGCTATTGTTTGAAGTGAAAACACCATTTAAAGTTGATGCCCCGCTTGCTGTTAAAGTCGTTGTTGCTGTACTAACGAAAGAAGCAGAACCTGTTGAAAGAATCTGGGCAAGTGCTGTTCCTCCGCTCGGAACGATGATTTGGTCAAATCTTCCGGTTCTAGCTGATACTCTTCCAGTTGAAGCAGCAGAAAGGTCCAAAATACCATTCGTTGAATCAATGCCAAATACATTATTGTATTGATTAATCCAGTTTTCTAAAATCTGAAAATTAGAATTAATTGTGGGTCTAGATCCAGAAATTGAATCAGATCCTAGAATTGAAGTAGTGCTTACTGTAGCCATTTGAGGTCAATTTTTTAGTTTCTAAGTTTAGAAATATATATCACACTATTAACAAACACTCAAATATGCCAGTAGGAAAAAACAAGTTAACCGCAAGCTCATTTTTAGACATTTCATTATCACCAAAACAAAAAGAGTATTCAGAAACAATCTTCAACAATACGATTACCTTTTGTTGGGGACCTGCTGGATCTTCTAAAACATTTTCTGCCTGCTATACAGCTCTTAGACTTTTACAAAAAGGAGTCATCGAAAAAATAATCTTTACCAAGCCAATCCAGGAATCGGGGGAAAAACTTGGAAGTTTACCAGGAGACGTTGGAGAAAAGATTGGACCCTACATGGAAAGCTTTTTGATCACTATGGAAAAGATCATAAAGAAAGATGTTCTAACCCAATTAATAAACGATAAAGTAATCGAATTTAGACCATTGGCATATATGAGAGGTGCAACGTTTGATGAATGTTTAATTTCGGGTGAAAAAATACTTACGAACAAAGGTTACATTACGGTGGACCAAATTTTTGAGGATGCTTCAAATGGGATATATCATATTGTTATAACTTCAAACCCGAAAGGGGAATTAGAAGAAAAAGAATTAGATGCAATTTCAATGTCACTAACAAATAAATACATTTGTGTAGAATTGGAAAATGGTTCAAGCATAAACGTAACAGATTCTCATAAATTTTACACATCAAATAGGGGTATTGTAGAGGCAAAAGATCTTACGGAAGAAGATGATATAATATACTATGAAATGTGATAATTCATTTTACACTTACGTATATTTAGATCCTAGAAAACCAGAATCTAGGGAATTAATTATTGATGGTGATAGATTTACACTGGAATTTCAGCCATTTTATGTCGGTAAGGGTAAAGGTAATAGATTATACGATCATCTTAAACCTATAAAAAATAACCCGCTGAAAAATAGAATAATAAGTAAAATTTTATCGGATGTAACCGTAAACGATTTCAAGGATAAATTCATTATAAAAATAAAAGATGGATTAACGGAGGATAAAGCTCTTGAAATAGAATATAAGGTTTGCGAACAGATTGGTACTAGAACAAAGATATCTGATGAAATAGGGGAAGGAAGTCTTTGCAATTTAACAATCCCAGGGGTTAGGAACCCAATCTTAAGTGGCGAAAGGAACCCAATGTATGGGAAAAACATTTTCGAAAATAAGAAAGAAAATGAAATAGAGGAAATAAAGACTAAAATATCAAATGGATTAAAAAAATTCTGGGCGGAATGTGACGATTCATTCAGATTACAATTTTCAATATCGGTTAAAAAATCTAATCATTTTAGAAATAAAAGTGAAGAAGAATTGGAATTATGGAAATCCAAATATATATTAAAAGAAAATAGTCCACATTGGAAAGGGAAAACGATATGCAAAATTTGTTCAGGAAGAAAAGGTAATAAATCTTCAATGTGTATAAGCTGTTTTAAAAAAACGGATAGGACAGGTGATAATTCAGCATATTACAAATTTTTATCAGGATTAAATGAAGAGGAAAAAAAAGAATGGATATTCAATAACAGTTCTTCTGTAAATAATCCATTTTCAAAAAAATTAAATTCTTTACCTCCGGAAGAAAGAGAAAAATATATGGAAGATGTAAGAAGGGGGGATAATTCATCATTTCATAAAAACCGTGTTCAATTAGGAGAAAAAGAATTTAATGAATGGATGGCAAAATACCGGATGGGAATAAATAACCCAAATTATAAAAACGGCGAGAAAATATCGGGTGATAAGAATCCGATGTCAAAAAAGATAATCATACATTTCCCAAATGGTGAAAAATGGGTTACTGCGGGTAACTTTAAAAAATTCTGCAAAGAAAAATTATCAAATTTCAAACCTTTGCCACACAGAAAATATAAAGATAAATGCTTCGAGACAAAAGAAGAAATAGACGGGTGGTTTTTTGGTTTGGTCGATGATAGTCTGGATCTAACAAATTATAATTTATATAAATGAGAGTAAAAAAAATAACTAGGATTGAGAGTGAGTATGAAAATGTACCATTCTTTTCCGTAAACGTAAAAGATAATCACAATTACTTTGCCACACATGGTCTATTAAGTAAAAATTGCATTATGATTCTTGACGAATCTCAGAATTGTGATATGAAACAGTTAATGCTTTACACTTCTCGGTTGGGTAAAAATTCAAAGATGGTGATTGCGGGAGATGTAACCCAGCACGACATTTCTTATGAGAAGGTTGCTTTACCTTTCTTTATGGAACTTGTAAGAGGGGTTAAAAACATTGGAGAATTTCAATTCGGTGAAGAAGATATCGTCAGATCTAAAATTCTGAAAGAAATCGTAAAAAGATATGAGGAATGGAAGCACAGTAAAGCACAGGGCGGTACTGGAAATGCTAAACCAAAAAATTAATCGCCTCTAAATGTCGCATCTGGATCGTCTTTGATAATTAATCCAGATCCAAAAGGAGGAATGTTTTTAAGTCTAATCTCAATCTGCTGCTCAAGCATGTCTTTGTCCAGTTTTTCAGCTTCGTTTTCAAATCCTCTTTTTTCTTGTACATACCCGTAATCTGCTGAATTTACCAAGAATGGATTTGGGTCATCTGCTCTTGCAATTGATTGATTGACAACTTTTATGAAAGCTGGTTTAGCAATCTCGTAAACGTTGCCTGCAGCATCTTCCACTGTGTTCTGTATTGAGTAGTATCCGGACTTAACAAACGTGTATATGAAATATGGGATTTGTTTGACATCCAGTATTACTTCACCCAATCTTGCATCGGTTAACACCCATCGATTTGAATTTTTACCAAAAATTTGTGAATTGTAGTTGCTAAAGAAAACTGTCGAGAGCATAGGTACATTCAGATCTGAATCTGAATTATGAACATCTACCCAAGTCCATGCACCAGATCCCGCTCTAGATATGATATCACCCATATCAACACCAACTGGTGGTTTAAAACTTTCAAGCAGTGAAACAAAGGAAAGATTTCCAGCAGGGTAAGGAAGACCTGTAGGACCGGTTATTCCAGAATTTCCACCAGCAACGAATACATTTAGATCTGCATCAACACTTAATTTTAATGGACTTTGTGTACCACTGTTTGGATCAATAGGGAAGGTTGAGAAATCATCAACGTGAGTTCCACTCACTGATCTTTTAATTATGATATTTCCGTTTCCAGTAACACCAGGATTGTGTTGATAATTTACTGCTAAATAGTATGAATCATTTGCTCTAACACCTTGTACAGAACTTATTGTTGCATTATACGCAAACTCGTAATCAGAAGGTAGTATTTCGTAGCTTGATGCTAGACTTACTTTTCCACCTGGTGTAATAGAGACGATTGCAGAATTTACTGCTCCAGATGCACCTCCAACAGTCAGAGAAGATCCATTATAGCTTTCAATGGATCCGTTTCCTGTGTAAATCATCGCACTATAGAAATTGCTAGTGCTAGAAAAGGATGTTACTGTATTGTTCCACGACTGGTAGTTTGCATCACCGCTTGAGCTATTTTTAAAGAATGAACCAGTGATACCCCGGTTGTTTTCATCAGATAGAACAAACCAGGGATACATGGCTCCGCCTGATGAATGTGGAACATTGAGATTTTCGTAGCTTAAGTTATCTGTTGAAGTTCCGGTTAGTAAAAAAGTTTGACCGTTTGGAAGTGATGCGATGGTATCTAATGAGCCGTTACCGGTCATACCAACAGAAGATCCATTCTTTAAGAAAAAATCAGGGCTAACATCAATAACGAATCCACTTGAAACATAAGAGGAATTGCTAAAGGATGAGAAAATAAATTCAGGAGAGTTTGGTAGGTCGTTTGTATTTTCATAATCATTTTTTAGTGTTGATATTCCACCGGTTATATTACCAGTAAATCTAATTGAATTTTGACTTATAGACAGATCCGAATTTCCAATCTGCGTTGGTAATGTTCCTGCAGGGTGTATTGCTGGGTCATAACTTGAGTTTGCGCCAGGGAAGGTTCTAAAATTCTTAAGACAAAATTTGGAAGATGTTGTTTCTGTTGAAAAATCTATCCCGCCATAACTTGTTTCGTCGCCAATTTCAAAATCAACTTCTGCTAGGAAATACCCAATAGTAGAAGTTAAGACCGAAGGCTGTGGGATATAGACACCAGAGGTCGCTCCTGTCGCTCCGTTTAATATCCATGGGTAATCAAAACTTGCGGTAATTCCAGGAGTAGCAATATTAGAAAATCCAATTGGTCCACCAATTGGACCTGTTGTTCCAGTTACTGTCATATTGGCAGCAGTAGGATACTCAGATCCCCACACAAACTTACCGCCTTCAACATATCCTGAATAAGAACCCAAAACTACGAGTGAAGAATTGTCATATGATGGTTTTGCACTTAAAACCCTAGTGTTATAGCCTCTAAAAGGAATAGTCCCCTGTACCTGCCCTCCGTCGCTATAGAATGTTACAAATCCAAAATTCTGTGTTCCTGATGTGCCGTTTGTAGGATTAGGATTGGCAACTATGAATTCATTCTCTGTGTTACTAGATGGGCCAAAGTTTGTGTACGGGTTGTTACTGTATCCAGATAGAACATTTAAATTCTTGTATCTAGAAACAGAAGATATCGTAATCTGACTTGCCCCTGTTATTCCGTTAATCCAGGTGTAATCAGGGATCAACCCAGCTTCTACCTGTTGTTCGTAAGGAATGACTTGTCCCCAGTTCCAGTAATCTTGATTTCCCGCTCTCCCATCAGCAATAGCTTTGAAATCGGTATCAAGAAATAGATTTCTTGGGTCCATACCAGGATGATTGTTAGAAAGCTCAAAATTTTCATATCCCTGCCAAGAAGGATAAACCCAGTTGAACCTTTCAGTTTTTGGTAGATTCGCTGCATCCGTTGTTGCACCTGTTGCATTTGGTGTGTAGTCAATAAAATTCCAGCCTGTCGTACCTTCATACTTGGAAGATCCATAGACGTGTGGTATGACATAATCAAAAAGAACTACATAATTTCCAGCAACTATCCAAAGATCGTTGGGATAGAGCGTTAGCGATCCTTTGGAAGTCTTTTCAGGGACTAATAGAATAGAGATAACTAAATCGTCCGGCAGTGTGGAATTTGAGGTATTGTAATTAGTAAATGTATCACCATTGAAATGATAGAAACCATTTGTTCCTGACGGTGTTTCAAACGGATTTCCTTCGCTGAAAAAAACGTGACCGTTAGGCCTTGCAACAACAGATTGAACAGATTCAGAACCCGGTGTTACCCAATTATAATATTTGGATCCATCCCAATAAGTTAGACCAGCTTCAGTTCCCAGCCAATAGTGACCATTCTCGTCAAAGCTTATGGAATAAACTGTATTGGAATTCAGACTTGAATTGTACCCGTTTATTTTTTTGAGATTTGGTATAAATTTACTTCCGTCCTGCAAAACTGAGGTATCAAGAATTCCATTTGGAATTATCTGTACACCATCTGTAGTAGCTAGATAGTAATCCCAATTTATTCCATCCTTTCCCTTGGCCTTGATTTCATAAATGTGTGGCCAAACATAACCAGGAGATACTTCTTTCCACTCTGAACTTATCTTATTGTATGACCAAAGATAACCCCCGGTGACACCCACGTTTCCAGTAGCTCCTGTTCCTCCACCTCCGTTTAGTGGCGAAATGAAAGCAAGAATCTCGTCTCCATAAGGACTAGCATAAATTGTTGGAACCTCCCAGTTTGCACCAGAAAGATTAAAATCGTTAATAGTCCAGGATGAACCTGTTGCAGCTTGAGGTCCTTCTGCATAAAAGATTAGATCCTGTGACAAACCACTTGATACAGCACAACCAATCCACTTTGTATCATCAGAATCAATCGAGATTGATCTGGTATCCAAAAAATAAGGGCTATTGTTTGGTACTATCGAATTGAGGTAATTGAAGTATGTCCAAGATTGACCATCGTAAACAGTAAGGTCTCTTCCGACACACCAAACGTTTTCTGACGAATCTAGTGCACCTTGATTTATGTAAAGTAACGAGTTTGCCATTTATGTATTTATCTTAGTAGATTGAACCTCCATAATCTAATCGTGTTCCAAATCCCGGTGTATATGAGCTCAAATCCATGGTACCGATTATTCCAGTACATGTTGCAGGTGCTGGGTTTGAATTTGAAAGTGAAAAAGGAAATGTTAATGCTAAAGGATTCAATAAATCTGAATTGTCAGTGATTGTAACGGTTTGTATGTTTACGTTTTTAAACTGCAAAGACAACCCGTAATAATCGCCAGTTAATCCTCCTGTTTTTGTATTATAAATCGGGCTTGCGTAAGCTTCAATCGAAGAAGTTCCTCCAGGAATGCTAGATGAAGCAATTGCATTATTGATTTGTGTTGCAACACCAAGATTTGGCCCAATGTCCTGCATCACATAATAAAAACCTTGTAAGCCACCTCCGGGTTCGTTTCCAAGACCAGAGTTAGCAGTGAAGTTTACTGTTGCGCTAGCAGCGGTTCCGCCAAAAAAATCAACATCGATTATTATTTGATATGTTCCAGTAGTACCAGAAGTTTGGTAATAATATGTTTGTGAAGGTACTACCGGATATTCATCAGTTCCAAATGCTTCGTTAAACGGAAACACTTTGTTTAGAGATGGAGCTTGACCAGAATTGGTTTGTGGGTATCTAGAGTTAACACAATCCTCGATTAATGCTTGAGAATAGCTATATCCGACAATATAGTTACCATTGTAGGCTGAATCCAATTGTTGTGAAGTAAAGTACAGGTTATTAACCAATGCGGGTGAAATAAATTGACCATATTCTATAGACGGAAATCCGCTTGCATATAGAGAATCCTCGATGATAATATAGCCTGGCGATTCGCAAATCCCGGTATTTGAAGGTAATATACCGCCCGTGTATGTAAGAGTAGCATCTTCAGTGGTTGTATGGAACTTATCGATATTCTGTGAACCCCCAGACAGTCCAAGATTATAGATAATATCAGTACCAGGATACGAAATGTCTGATGTATTTAGTGGTACCAAACCATTCATCTCGAACGAGAATGATGAATCTATTACCCAAGCTCCTGTCGATCCACCAGAATTAATCCAATTAGTCTCTGCTGGTCCAATTTTAGTTACAGGAAAGCTTTTAACATTAACATCTGAAAGTCCACCTCTTGATGCAGTAAGCTGAGCATTGACAGAAATAACATGTCCTGGTGAATCACCAGAAACACCACCAATTGAAAACCAGTCGTTAAAACCACTAAACGAAAAGTTCTGCGATGTAGAGGTAACACCAGCTATATTCCAAGACCAAGTATCTGGTGCCTGTGGCTGTCCAGTAGAGACATCGACAAAATTTATCGGAGTGCTCATTAAAACACTTGACGTTGGTGTTCCGGTAAAATCTGAAGTTACGTAAGCAGGAGATACGTTTACCAGGTTTGTTTTTGTGAGAATCTTGCTAGTATCTAAGCTATCAGTAACAGTAAGACTCACATTGTATAATCCCGGGTTCGAATAATAAACAGTGGCTGTTGCTCCGGTGGCGGAAGAAATTGATCCTCCCTGGAAAGACCACAATCTGCTTAAAGGCGGTTGCCCACCACTTGACGTATCAGTAAAATTTACTGCCTGAGTTTGAAATATTTGAATTTGTTCTGCCATGATTTTTTATAACTTATGGTCCTGTAGCATAGGTGAAAGAAACAGTTAGAACTGGTGGTGATCCTGGCACAGTAGCTGGAACCGAAGCGGAACCACCTGTTGCTGGGAAAGAGCTAAAGATCGGTGAAACCGGACCGTTTGTAGTCAACAGAGCTGTAGCGTTAGATGGTACAACCCGATAATAAAAATTGGTAATATGTGTGTCCGAAGAATTGTTAAGTTGTTCGGCTACAGCACCTAGTGTGATATAACCGGATGGTCCGGTGATTCCTCCAGTTGCAGCAAACGTTACACCCACAGGGAATGGATACGTTTCGTTTCCTGTGCTAACTTTAATATTGTCACCAACCTTAGAACTGTGTATTTCAAACCCTCCTAGCCATCCGCTTTCATACTCAAAGTCGTACCATCCATGAGCATACGCCTCATCCCAAAGGGATTCATTGAAAGTATTCCACGTTAGATTTTTAGTTCCAAAATATTTCAAAGATTCAACAGGCAAGCCTCCGGTTACAGGATTCCAATCTAGGTAAGAATTTGATCCTGTTACTCCTCCACTTAAAGCTGTGTCTATACTGACGATTTCTAAAGATCCTGTTACAGTAGCAGTTAATGTGTTACCGTTACCAATATTCCCTGTGCTAGTATCTGCTGAGATATTTAGAGAGACCGGAAATTGATTGGGAACATAAGTTTGTGCAAAATAATCAGGTTGTGTTTTTACAGAGTTTATCTCTTGGATAATCGAATTGACAGTGGCCTGTAAATTTGAACCCGAACTTGTTGCACCGATTACTCTCCCATTGACACTGACACTAATGCTTCCACCTCCAGTAACAGTTTGTGTTGGATAATAACTTGGGATTATGTAATAAGCTGTTGCTCCAGCAATTGACCCAATGCCAGAAGTTGCACCAACACCAGCTGTGAGGCCAAGCACATAAGGAACCTCGAACGAGTATCCTGTAGATCCGCTTGGAACTGTTATTTCCCACGATTTATTTATTTCTGGCATCATGCCTTCTAGATAAACCTGAGATCCTGATGTAAATCCATGAGGTTGACTGGTGAACACTATTAAATTTCCATACTGTGCTCCAGAAACGAAAAGAGAATATGCTTTAGTAACATCCAATATGTTCTGATTTAGAACTATATTACCCGATGCTCCTTGTGGTTGTATATCAGATCTAACCTGTAAAGTTTGTCCTTCTTGAGAATTGTTGCCGTAAACAGCAAAATCTAAAATCTCTTTTGGTATTTGCTTTGAAACATCGTCAAATGTTTTACCTTCCGCTGGATACTCCCAAATGGATTCGTAAGCATCCCATCCTCTAATTGTTTGATCCCAAAGGTAGATTTCATTTTCTCTGTATCTAGTCCAGGCGTCAATTGTAATTTGCTTTGGTGCAACCTTAATTGCAGTCTGAACTATTTTTCTGTTGACAAAGTTAAAAGAATCATATAGAAGACAGGTAACGTTATAATCTCCAGTGTACGGGAGGAAATGTGCTAGCTTATAGAAATCAACAGCAAATCCTCTGGTCGAAAAGTAATACCCAGACCCTGTTTGACTTTGACTTTTCTCTATAATCCATTCTATTTCGTTATATGCAGAAAAATCTATGGTGTCCCACGTAAGTGCAGCTTGCTGGCTTGTAAATGATGGAAGATCTAATGCAATCCAATTCTGACCTAAGTCATTCCAAACCCATCTATCAAGTACAAGTTCCAGAACTATAGGCATTCCTACTGGATTTTCGTATGTCTCACCCGTTGTTGGATCAACAAAAGCAACCGGGTCCTGCAATCCATCACCAAGATTTTTAATCAGTCCATTCTCTTTCAGATTGTAAAAATTTGAAATGGAAGTTACCAATGATGAATTTTGACTAGCAGTATATTGCTGGTTGTTGAACAGGGGCTGTATCAAATTACCAAGATCAGAAACAGGAGAATCAAACACATCAGCACTACCACTGAGCTTTGCAGTGTTTACAGTGGAATAATAATAGATCTGATCCTGTTCCTGTGGATTAACGTTTAATACAACAGTTCCAGCAGAAGCACCATTATTTTCTATACCAAGAGGATCTATTTGACTCAGTCCTGGTTGGGTAGTGAAATACAGATCATATCCAGGAGTAACAAGGTTAAAATTGTACTGTTTTCCTCTGGATAGCTGGATTGTTGGATTGTCACCTGTTGCAGAAAAATTCTGAACTAGATCACCAGTAGATCCTGCAAATCTGAAAGCATCACCTGATGGACCAGCAACGCTAACATAGACGTCGACAACATCGTAATAGTTCATCGGAGCCTGTATGGAGAGAGGATTGTTCCTGATTCCAAATGCTCTTAGATCTTCGATAAACCCAAAATCTGGGTTTGCAATAAATTCGATATTGTTTCCAGATTCTACGTCACTTCGATCCAGAAAATCTGTCCATTCTTTAGTATTATAAACGTTGAAATAAACACCTTCTCCCGTGATGTCGACTATTCTTGCATTTAACGGTAGATAGCTTTGCTTAAGTCTTTCCTTTAGAGCAAACAGCTTAAGGAGTACTTCCTCTTGGGTAAACGCAAATGTCTCCTGTGTAATTGGATATCCATAAGGGTCTACAGAATCTGTCGTGTTAACAAGATCGTAATATAGACCAAACAGAGCAGTTTTCTTGTACGTCCTGCTTGGAACTAGTGTATTCTCGCTTGATACGTTTAGCACATACTCGCCATCGGAATTAGGACCATATGTCTGTTCTAAACGATACTTTCCAGAATTCTCATTTTCCAAAACATCTGCGACAGCAATCTGCTGATTTGGAAATGGAGTATTTAGATAGTTATCCAGGAATGCCTGATTTTCCTGGAGTGGCTGTAATGTTAATTTATTGTAGTTTAGATTTAGCCAATATTCTTTGATTCTCAGATCTTGATATCCAAAAAACTTAAGAGCACCAATTAGACCTTTATAACTTCCGATGTAAGGGAATATCTCTTCCCCGGCTATCATAAGCTCTTTTCTCTTTTCGTTTATCTCAACGTAATTTGGAAATATCTCGTTTGGATCATGATTCCTTAATATTACAGAATCTGTCCCATAGAAAGCCCTGCCCAGGTTTTGAGTTAGTACATTTAATCTTTCGTCCTCTCCAATAATTTGACCATAGAATTGAAGTTCTAGAATTTTCTCAGGTGTTCCAGATGTTAAATCCTCTACGATTAATTTTCTCTCGTAGATTTCTGCAGCAGCACCAGAAGAATTTAAGGCAACATTAATTTGAAGAGCTTTAGATGGAGTTTGTGATTCTGCAGTATATACAAATCCACCCTGTACATAGTCTGAGCTATTCTGTATTACTGGAATTGCTATGTTCTGATAATTAATGATTGCAGGATCACCATCAATTTCAGGATCATTCTCCTCTATCTGATACGTAAAGATAATGTCCGTAACATCAACATTTCCGTAAGTGTTGTTATCCCACCTTGTCCTCCAAGATGTAGGACCAGTACCACCAGTAGATCCGGTGTGGGGATAACCTAAAAAGCGTGCACTGGAAACTGGATCTACGAATTCTTGAACAATAAAAATTTGATCGTTTTCATACAGTCCAGCAGACACTTCATTGAAATAAACCGTACCTGAAAAATATCCACCAGGAAGATTTTGATACTTCGTCTGACAGTACATTACAACATCGTTCGAAATACTAACAGGTCCAATTGCTGAACTAATAGCAAGTGTTGCAACCCCACTAGATATAGTTATTCCGGAGATGACACAGGTAAGTGTTTGTGCTGGAGCAAAAGTATAAACGATAGTAACGTTTGCTCCATTTGCAACAGAGTTATTTACACTATTACACCAAGTGGTTAGATCAAACCCGCTTACATCCAGCAGGTTCATATAAACCAGATTGCTTGACAGATTCAAAAAAGAGATATACCCCTGACCAGGAGTGGTATTCTGTGAATTAGTTCTGTAAGTAAACGACGTGTCCAACGGAGCAGAAGCTGTTGGCCCGACGTACTCAAGATTTAAGGGATCACCTTGTTTATTATAGAATCTTAAACCAAGATTTGCCATTTTAAAAAACTCTTCTATTGTTAAAAGGTACTGTGTAATTAAAATAATTCTTGATCTGCTTGGTCGTCTCAATCAACGAGTAAACAACTCTTTGGAAATATCTCAAAATTAAATTCTTAGTTGGGTCTTTAAAGAGAAGGTTGGACATTGTTCTTTCGAAGATTTGATCTTTGTATATAAATCCCTCATAAACTCTGTCATTGATCGAGTTCATCACGTCATCAACATTCTCTAAAGGATCAAATTCATAGTATCTTCTGCTTGGGTTTGTAACCTCCATCTGTTTCATAATTTCTTGATATGCTGCAAAGGTAGTGCATGGAGCATACTGAGGCTGACCAACAGAGTTAGCTATTACAGATCTATATCCCTGGCACCCAATATTGGTTGCTCTGATAGAAGCTTTATCGGAGGAAAGATACAGGTCGTTGCTTGTTTCAAAATTCGTTGTTGTCGAATTGAATTTTACACCATTAACCGTGTATGCGTTAACAGTATCTTGTGGAAAATACGGTGAATAACTTTGTGCCATCTTATTGATTTTGTGCTATTATTCTTGCTCTTTGCTCTGAGTTAAGCTGATTATTTAGGGTCTTCTGGTTGACAGACGCTATCGAAATATTCAAGGCCGAAGGTTTACCTGGTACTATACCAACCTCATAGGCAGTTCCGTATCTATCTGTCCATCCGCCTCTAAGAAGGACAAGCTCTCCGGAATTTATGATGATGTCGCCAAAATCATCCAATCCTATCTGTCTATTAAGCTGTGCTGTACTAGCGTTAGCAAGACTATCGATGGTTGAATGATACTCTTCATTGGCCTGACCAACAAAATAAAACGAGACAGAATCTACTCCCTCTATCGCTTCAACAATCGCAATGATATCAGATTTTGGAACTCTATCTCTTCTTTTAATATTTAGAAAATATTCAGAAATTGATGTTCTTGCTTTGTCTTTGATAACTTCAGGATCGTAGCCTTCAAAAATTGAAAGAATCAAATTACCCACATAGTTCTGAATCTGAGGATCTAGAATCTTTACAACAGTTGTGGCAATCATTTGTCCAGAATCCTCTATTAAATTTAGGATGGAAAGTTTTTGAGATGTTGTCAATATGAAATTCTCGACCGGAATGTCAAAATAGTCTTGCCCGGTAAGAATGCTGATGCTCACGTCAGGGATCAAGAACAGGTAAACCACATTATCATCATCTAAGAAATCATCTCCGAACGTTGTAAAAGCCTGAATTTGCGAAAATATGTTGAATCTCTGAAGGTAGATCTCGTAATTCTCCGGATTTGCAAAAACAAATGCTCTACTTGTTTTTGGTGCAACAAGTCTTGTTAATTCGATTGGTTCAGGATCACTACCGAATGATGGATCCAGAATACCGGCAATTCTTATATAAGTATTCAAATTCACCTCTTTACCAAAAAGATCCGTACCAGTGTCAAGAAATCTATATGTTAACTGGGCATCTTTTTGTGCCTTAATGTTGCCGTTAAATCCGCTGGTCTGCAAATAATCAACTCTAATTATACTTCCTTTTAGTGGGGGCTGACCAAAGTTTCCGTTACCAAAATAGATGTCAATACCTTCAGAAATACCAGATTTAATTAGATACCCCTTTGCATTAAGAGGAATATCATACAAAGAGAAATATTTCTTCCATGGGTTATCATTCACTGAGATATTAACATAGAATTGGTCTATCAAAGTACCAGATCTTGAAACCACATTGTAGCTCTGTAAAGCTGCTCCAGTTCCAGTAAATTGTGCTGTAGCAAAAGCTCCCTGAACAATCTTGAAATTGAAAGAAGCACCCCGATTTAAGGGGATTTTTACTGTTGGTGAATTTAGAACGATAGTGTAAACCAATCCATTTTGCTCGCACTGTATCCTAGGATTCCCACTTAGAATAACAGCACCACCACCAACATCGGCACTTTTTAAGTTCCAGCTTAGCTCGATTTCTCCCTGTGCAGCCATACCTCTAGCTGGATCATATCCAGCAATTCTAGCCAGACTTCGAATCGAGTAATCTCTTGTTGCCTGATAGATGTTTAATTCTGTAATTGAATCTTCAATGAAATAAAGAATAAGCTGTGAAATGTTCTCAAGAACAAACAGGATTTGACCCCAAGCAGAAGCTACAGTGAAAACATTTTTAGTCTGATTGTAAGTTCTTTGCAGAAAATTGTAGGTGTCGTTTAAAAGACCCCTTACTAAAATGTTATTTTTTTGAAAAATGTTATTAGCCATTTGGTTTTAGGTTACTTTCAAAGAAACTAAAGGACTTTGTCCTCCGTAACTTGGGATATAAAAATTTAGATAAACAATATCTCTTGAGGTACCAGCATAAAACTCAACATTGAAGTATCCGCCAAGCTGATAAAACATGGGAACATAGTTTCTGATGTTACGATCTATGATGTCGGTTAAGGTCTTCTGTGAGAGATCCATGCTAAAAACAAGCTCTTCCAGACTTAATCCAAAAGATGGATCTCCGAGAACCTCACCCTTGATAGTCAACAGAAGCATTTTAAGCTGACCAATGCAGATCTCGATAGGATCTGTGATCTCTATAACATCACTTTTGTAAAATGGGTCACCGGGGTCTCTGTTATAAATCTCTATCATTGGGATCTAGTTTCCCATATATATCAAGAAATTAAAGAGAAGAAAAACTAGGCAATTTATCAATTTTCTGAGTTTTTTTATAATCTAGAAATTACTTCTTAGATCGGCCTGCCCAATTCTGAGATAAAAACTTTTTTAAGCGTACATTACTAATTTTTTAGTGTATGGAGGTCAATTCCATTGCAAGAAATAAGACGGAGTGTTTTCGCCGTTTATCATATCCATAACCTCCTGAAGTTCTCTTTCGCCATCTTGTCTTATCAGGGATGTGTTAACTTTTACACCACCTGGCAGGTTATAATCAAATGCACTTAATACTCTAGAAAGGGAAATTTTTGCTTTTGCCATGCAGTATCTAACAAACAATTCATCTTGGAATAACTCATAGTCTTCGATGGCAACAAAACAGCTAACAGCCAAATCCTGACCCATGTGTCCAGCTCCAGTTCCAGTGGACGTGTTATTTCCGCTTCTTGCTGGATCTCGTCCTAAGATTGTAAGCTTCTTGGTGTTTTTATTCCAGTTAAAAGCGTAGGTCGGCAAAACATATGCCTGAGCTAAATCAAAGTAAGAGTACATTACTGTACGGTAAACTAAGTTGTCCCCAGTAAATGGAGAAAGCAATAATTCAGATCCAAGCAATTTAGAATCGCTAAAGTCTTTATCAGGGTTTCCAGAAATTCCATTGCCGTTGGTTTGTCTAACGTCAAAAACGGTCACAATCTTCGGAGGAAGTTGAATCTGTCTGGTGTTTCTAAACTGAGGTGTTTGGAAAAAATAATTCGCTAGAACGAAGTATCTTTTTTCCACTGAGTATTGATAGTTATCATACATCCAGGCCTTAGCACGATTGATAATACGTATTATCTCGTCGTCATTCAGATTGTAAGGCAAAGAGCAACTTGCTGAAATATCATCTTTAATTTCCTGTATTAGTTCCTCTAGTGTCATCTTAGTAATTAGAATTTTTGAAATTGATTTTTCTTGCAGGATCGTTCAAATCCTTAAGTCTTGAATCTGTGATAAATCTTGTTAGTCTTAGCTCGTTAAAGTCATTAACCTTTTCAGTTTCTTTGCTAACCTCTGCATTTCGCCCAAGATCTGCCTTACGTATAACTCCACCTTTAACGTCACAGTCAATTTTCTTTCCAGGTGAATCGATATAACAATTTTCTAGAGCATTTCCATAATCTGCAGAAGATGATTGGAATTTAGAATCAACGACTTTGTTTCCGTTGATCAATTGTGATTCATAAACTTCCGAATTTTTAACCTCACAGCCATACAATCTGCAGTTGTAGATCTTTCCATTTTTTATTCTTGAATCTAGTATGTCAACATCTTTGATAAAGATTGCATCCTTGCTTTTTGCATCTTTAATCTGAAATCTGCCAACAGCTGTATCATAGTTAAAGAAGCAAGATTTTACACCTCCTTCTACGATAAGATCAAATATTTTTTCTCTGATGTGAGACCAATATGTTTTAATGTTCTCCTCATAACCCTTCAAATCAACAAGAACGTGAAAATCCGGGAAATTCATGAAGAAAGAATCTGGATCAGAGAAGCTTCTAACAACCTTAGTGTGTTCTCTCATCATCTCTCTAAGACGATCAAGATCATTTTTGTCATAAGGCTTTTTGCCAGAAAGTATATCATGTAGAAATAGTACAACGTAATTAATAACATCCCTAATTGCACCAACTTTCTTTTGATAGTCTTTTCCTCCAAGATATCTTATTTCGATATAGCCCTGTGGGAGTTTTGTAAAATTAGCACCAAAGTATTTGTCGTCCGGCAATTTAAATAATTTCGGATCTATGCTAGTTACATTTTCTAAGATAGAAAATCTATTCTGTGGTACTATTCTTTTTATTGACTTAGCGTAAACGTTGTTAGTTCGGTTTCCGAAGTTTGAATAGATTACATTTTCATCAATACCAAGAATAAACTTGAGTCTATCAAGTCTTTCCATCTTGTCCAATTTTCGATCTCTGTTATCGAAGCTTATTGAAAATTGGAAGGCACACTTGTCATTGGTCCAGCCATTTTCATCTATCCAATTAAGGACTTTAATCAGTACAGGAATAGCCTCAGCATAAGGCATGGGGCCGGTAATCAATTCATTCATTTTACTTCCGCCTGAGTAATCAGGTTCGAGTTTAAACGTAGAAGCGCTTACTGGAATTTTGGAATGATATTTAGAAGAAAGTACAATTTTCTTACCCAGCAATTTCGACAAAGACTCAATAATTCTGCCTCTGACCATATCAGAGAAGAATTCAAACTCAAATCCTATAACAGAGGAAGCGAGTGCATGAGCTTTGTCGAAATGTGACTGGTTGGACATTATACTGGTCTTGCAAATATTTTTCCTAAAACTGGATCCACCTGGTAGATTTTAACAAGCAGGGAATCGCCAGTTTTAATGTTTTTGTTGCTCTTTTCTAGTTTCTCCTGAGGAATTAAAGCCATCAGGTTCTCACCGATGAGTTCAACTAGAGCTCCATTTTTTCTCTTGTGCTTAATAGAAGCATAAACCTCCAGACCCTTTCCCTCATCTGCTAGTTTCTTCAGATCGTAAAGTCTCATGGTTTTTTCGACTGGCTGACCGAACGTCAGGGTCAATCTATTGTCTTCTTTAACTTCTTTGATGTAGAATTCAATCTCGTCACCAGGATAGAAACCAGAAACAACTTGATTTTCAAATTCAGTCTTGTGGATCAAGCCAGTGTAGATGTCTTCCCATTCTACAAATACACCAAAGTTAGATGTTCCAGTTACGTGACCTTTGTATTTTTTAGTTAGGTCAAGCTCTTGGATCTTTTGGTCCATGATCCTGGTTAAGTACTTTTTATAAGAAACAACGAAAATGTCTTTGGCAGGTACATAACCGTCAATCATAACATAGAATTTTTTGCCGATGAAAGCATCAAAATCAGTAATCTTGTTAGCGGCAGCAAGTGATCCTGGTAAGAAGCATTTGATTCCCTGTACGTCCACCATATATCCACCCTTGTTTACCGACTCAACAACAGCTTCGTATGCAGAAGATTCTTTTTTAATCTGTTCAAAGAATTCAGATTTAAGATTCTGGATGTAACATTCAATTACAGAACCATAATAGGTACCTGTAGAATTTCTAACTAATGCCTCAATCTTACCACCAATAACAAAATCCATTGCGGTGATTCCCAAACGATTTGCATCTTTGTATTCTTTTTTAAGATCAATGTAAACAGTTTGTCCAGCATCGGTTTGTGCCAATGCATATTGTTCGTTAATTGAGATAATCTTGCAACTGTAAAGCTCTCCTTGAACTAGGTCTTTAGAAGACTGTACATCTTTGATATTGCCCAGGATTTGCTGATATAGATTTTCAGCATAGTCATCGTGACAATAAACTTTAGATTTATCGCTAGTTTTAATTTTTTTGTTCACAGTTAGCGTACTGGGTATATCCCAGTTAAATACTCCGCTAATTGAGTTTTCTTCTTGAAAGGTGTTCATTAATATTTTTGTTTAAGAAAGTTAGTCCTGCTATATATCAAACTAATTTTCTAGAGCTGGAACTAGATAAATTGCAGCATAATTTAGATTGTTAACGATGGTTTCTCTCAGCGATTTAACCTGAACGGTTTTAAGAAGAGTAGTTGGATTAGAATTCGTGAGTTTGAATTTTTCGAAAGCATCGTAAATTCCGCCATCATAAAGGATTTCAACAGTACCGGATTTTACACCATATATCTTACCAACGGGTCGATCTTTATTAACGTAGTTTAAACCTCCAGCATTTTTCTCATCTCTAATCGAATAATAGATCTGAAGTAATCCCTTTATATTCTGACCCAATTCAGATAGACTAATTTCATTATACCTAAAATCGGATCTGACGTCTGAGCTCACGTCGTTTCTATAGATTATCGTGCTTTGAGATTGTGGTTGGCGAAAATCAGATAGGTTAGAAAATATGGTTTCTATTCCAGAGCTTGACACATCATTTGTGTTACCGATAATAGATCTTACAATTTCGTCATACTGTTCGCTGTTATTCCCAACCAATCCCCGAAGTAAAGAGTCTTCACCGTTAGCAAGCAAAAGAAGCAAGTCTGTTGCTGATTCGTTTGCAGGAGAGGTTGGATTAGTTTGCTGATCTATTGCAAAAATGCTTCTGAAAATTGCCGGAACTAAAGAAGGAATCTCTGCTGCTAAAGAGATAGTAATTGCTAGTATTCCTTTAATAGATTCCCAGCTTCCTATCAATTTTATTGGAAGGTAGTTCTCGACAATGAATAGGAATGCTTTATTTGGATTATCTACACTTAAAGAAGCTAATAGTCCATCAGAGAAAGATTGTGTTTGTGCACCACTTTGTCCTCTTCTTATGGATTGTGTAGTGGGTTGAACTAGATACTCGAAATAGCTTTGTCCGTTATTTTGCTGCAAAGTTTTTGATGTAACTAGATAAGTTTGATATTTGTTAGAAACAGATAAGCTAATAACAGAGCCTGTTTGAATAGATGCTAGGTAAGCTATTCCATCTTCAACAGTATTAGTAACCGTGCTGATTCTCAAATTAGTTACAGAGGATGGATTTTTAGAATTTGTGACTATTTCGCCGGGTTCTGGTATTTGTTTATTCTCGCTGAGAGTAAATGGCAGTTGGACAGGCGGATTTAGATTTGTTGTAGATGGTTCCGAACTATTTCTTTGTGTTGCAAAGAAATTGGCATTGGGAACATAGTTTTTTAATTTACCAGAGAATTTACCGCAGACCAGATCAGAGAATAAAGGTTTTAGACCCCTGCTTTTATCATCCGGATCTTGTAGTGCTTCACTGTAAGGCATCACCGCAGATACAACCGGCTCAAGATAAGGACGGAGAAAGGTTAAAAAAGATTCAGAAATTAAATTGCACAATGCTTTTAGAGGATCTGTGATAAACAGAAAAACCGTCTGGATTAATTTTGCTGGGCTTGTAATCAGGCTAGCAAAAGACTGGAAAACTCCAAGCACTAGTTGTAAAGGAAGTAGTAAAAGCTTAATGTAATTGAGTAAGACTTTAATAAGAAAAAACGGATTGTCAGTCCCAATCTGTAAAAGTCTAGCCAACGAAACTAGCTCCTCCTTAGAGGTTTCTTTTGCCTTGCTGTCTAAACCGGATTTTTCATTAGTTAAAGAAACCCAATCGATCTGAGGGAAAATCCCATCTATCATAGAAGAAAAAACCTGGTTGAACTTTAAACCGCTTCTTGCTTCTAGCTGGACGACAAAATCTTTGGTTGGGCTACCTTCTTTTAGGTTTGAAAAATTTCCAATTTCAAAACCAACGTTTGAAAGTAGTGGTAAATCGATACCAAGAACACTAAAAGGTATAATGAGTCTACCGTCAGGTAAAAGAAATTCTCTTAACGAGACGTTCTTCGACAGGGAAATTCCAGATTGTCTAAAACCAGGGATTGCTACTGTTTTATTGTCTCCCGCACTCGGCGAATCCGATGCTACGAGTTGAAGAAACACTACAGCAAATTCGTTGTCTGGTTTAACTGAAGATACACTGTATGTTGCTGTAATAAGACCGTCAGAGACAGAAAAAGTGTCACCTTCTGCAAGAAACTGTACTGGTGCTTTTTCTCCGGTTGTTTTTGTTTGGTAGTTAACTGAGATGCTTTTAATTGAGTTTACTGTAGTAGCTGTAGAGACAGCTTCACCTGGACCAGGTGGCAAAGCATTATTTAATACAAGATTGTAATTATATTCCTGCAGTTGAGATGATCCTTGACTTGGCTGTGAAGAATCAATTAGCTGTTTTAGTCTATTGGTATCTTTAGTTTGTCCGTTGAAGAGAATAGCTATCGGGAATGGGAATTCTTTTAGCGAATTGTTTATCCCTTCATCCAGAATGAATTGGATCGGGTTCTTAAACAGTGTGTTGACTGAATCTATTCCTTCGTTAACGATCGAAAAAAATCTGGCCGGACTTTCTTTAGCATCATTAATAATCTTAGCGCCAATAAAAATTGGTGCAAAAGATGAAGCAATAGACTTTTCAAAAGCACGGATCTGTAGTTTGACCAGAAGACCTAGTCCAGGCAAGCTTGAATTGGTAATCTGAAATTTGCTGTCACCGACTATCTCATCAGCAGTTGCGTTTACCCTCTCAATGAAAGAATTTATCTCAGAATCAGATAAAATTTTATCAGGAAGAATTGCCATGGATTAAAGAGTTTTAGAAACATTAGACAAATGCGAAGGATCCGATGGTATTACTGGTGGACTTGTTGGAGCTCCAAGATTCCCAATGTGTGTATGACTATTAAAGTATGTTTGGAAGAGATTTCCTTTGATTACAGATTGAATTGCATTCTCACCAAGCTCAATGTTATTAGAATTGATTATAACCTTGTTATTTTCCATTCTAATCTGATCCTGGCCCATTTCAATTACAACTCTTAGTTGTCCGCCGTCTTGTGTATCAAGCTGTATTTTTGCGTCGCCTAAAGAGAATACCGCTCCCTTTTTTCTGGTGTAAAACAGTTTAAGTGGTCCGGGTAGAGCATCACCATCATACCAAATAGATTGTGCTCCTTCATACGAATCTGCAATCTCTGCAAGAAGATCGGGAGCACTTTCCTTTTCGTAATGGTACGACATCTTGTAGTAATTCTGCCCGTCAAATTCAACTGCAACAACAGCCCCTAGTCTAGGTATTGTTATTCCACCACTTCCATTTTTACCAAAAGACAGACCGCTAATCTGATCTGCCCAAGGGGTATCTTGAACTTCGATGTTATCAAAAAGGCCAAATACTTTTACACGAGCCCTGCCTTCTTTTCTAGGGTCGTTAATATCAACAATTTCTCCAAGGTATAATCGTGGTGATGACATAGTTATTGTTCTTCAGAAGTGTCTGGGTTGAATGTACCAAGACTTGGGTTGAATTTATTAGATGGCTTAGAATTACCAAGATTTAATGGAGGTTCTATTATAAAATCACCAAGTGTCGGTGGGTACACTTTTCCTATATCACCCCTTTGATACGCGAATGCTTCTGACTGATATACCGCACTAGGAGGGGAAGAGAATGAATTTTCAGGGGATCTTAATTCACCACCTATGTTCAATAACTCTGAAGGAGGATAGACAACTTCAGGATTTAAAGAATCTGGTGTAAAAGTGTTTGTGTATACATCCTCATTAAACTGTGGATATTTTCTGGCAGGAACACCTAGATCCGATCCAGGGACAGTCCCGTATGCATCACCCAAAGGTGGTGTAGTGTAATTTCTATCTGGTACTCCAAGATCAGGTCCAGGTACATTTGGATACGCATCCCCGCCGGGTGCTGGGTATGCTCTATCTGGTACTCCCAGATCAGAACCGGGTACATCTGGATAAGCATCTCCACCCGGAGCTACGTAAACTCTATCAGGTACTCCAAGATCAGGTCCAGGTACTCTATCGTAAACATCACCGCCGGGTGCAGGATATACTCTATCAGGTACTCCAAGATCAAACCCAGGAACATCTGGATAAGCATCTCCCTGAGAAGGAGGATAAACTCTATCAGGTACTCCAAGATCAGGTCCGGGTACATTTGGATAAGCGTCTCCTACTGGGGCTGGGTATACTCTATCTGGAACACCCTGATCTGTCCCAGGTACATTTGGGTAAACGTCCTGTGGAGGATTTATTGGTGGATATGCTCTTTCTTGCGGACCTCCAAGTCCCATAGTTTGTGGGTTTGGTAGGTTGCCTTTGAAAATGTTATCTATCCCAGTTTCTGCAGCACCATTTAAAAAATTCTGCGCATTATTAAAAGCAAAATTTCCATTCTGATTTGTAAGCCTTCCAAGCTGTGATGGGTTGAATGAATATATGTTGCCAAGAAGGGATTGGTTTACACCGCTTAGTAGAGGATTAACAAATTGATTGACTCCTTCATTTACTAGGTCGTTAATAGCTGCTGTGGTAAAATTGGAAATAAGCTCATTTCCCAATGATGCCAACCTCTCGATACTTAACGAATCGTCATAGACATAAACAGAAGTTCTATCCTGATAAGTTCCATCTGCTAGAATTAATGGCTTCTTATCGACCCTAATGTTCGGGTATTGATTTTTCATCCTAACCTTTCCGACGTGAATCTTAAAGCTTTGGTTTTCTGGATCAGCAGTGCTTGAACCCATATCGACAGAGGATTTCAAAGGTGTGCTTTCGCTGAAATCAAATTCGCACTGCTGGCATTCGTAAATCAAGACAGGCTTAATTCCACTCTGATCCGATTGGTTTCTAAAAGCTTGAGCGTCACTTTGAACACCAGACTGACTGAACGCATTAGAAACAAAGCTTGAAAAAGAGTTACCAGGATTTCCTGACATATTTTCAACAGGATCTGAAAGATTATAACCATCAACAGAATATTGGCCAGTGTCATTTACCTGGATATTCGAACCCGGATTTCGGTTCGTTGTTAGTGTAGACGAAAGATTATCTAATGCAGCTAGGACTGTAGAAGAACCGGTAAGTCTTGAAGTTTTATAGAAATTTCTAATCTCGGTGACGAAAATCCACATAGTAAATTTTCGCATGTTCCTGGGAACCAGCCATCTCATATTATCTGCATCGAAAACTGCCTGATTGTAAAGGTTAGCTAAAGCGGAAATCCTTAAATTTATAGATTCCAAACAGTTTATCGTTAGAACCTTTCCTGACGTTCTCTGAGGATTGAAATCGTCCACCTCGCCTTCTGTTTGAAACCCAGATATTTTAACTTTTTCCAATTCATTAAGACCTTCAACAGATTGGAAAAACCAAGGTGAATTTGTGTTAATGTCATTCAATAAAACCTGAAATTGTCTAAGTGCTTGTGCTCTTTTAATTTGGTTGGATGTACCAGCAAAAGCACCTTCTCTTTGTAGAAGGTAATTGTATGCAGAATAATAAATAGGCCCACCTAAATTATAAGCAGGCTGGCCAAACGGATTCTGCAGTCCAGATGCAATTCCTGCACCGTTTCCGGGAGTGTAATTATTCACTCTTAACAATGGACTAGGTGCCCAGCCAAATTCAGGATCAACGGGCAAAGCACCAAAGTCAAAAACGAATTTAAATCCAAGATATGTTGGATCTTCGTTCTTACCCTGGTCTGAAAGTTTAAACCCCTTGAGAAAGAGAGTACGATTTTTATCTGTTGCCTGAATTCCCATCTAAGTGTTTTTCTTTTTATTATTTATCCGGTTACAAGATTTAGAGGGAATGCTTTCGGGAATTGACCAGCACTGTTAAGTGTCCATTCTCTTTTATTGAGATTTAATACCATATAGATTCCTTTATACCTGTCGTAGTTTACCTGCATTCCGGTAATTACATAGATTCCAGAAAGAAAACGATCCAATACAGGATTAATACTTTGCTCTGGATTTTGGTTGTTGTTTGCTCCAGCGTTTTGCTTTCTTATTCCCTGTTCATTCACGTATATTGCAACAGGAATAACTTGACCTCTGTAGAATCCACCAAAATAGGAATTAGTCTCAACTTGGAGAGTAAACTTGTGAAGATCGTCGTTGTTGAATTCGTTTTGAATTAGGGCTTGAATAAAATTTTCGTGCACTCCACCATCGGCGTAATTATTTAGTACACCATACCAGTTTTTTCTGTACTCTTTTAGATATTCATTTTCCTTTGCTCTTCCTTTTTGGAGAATCATATTTTCACCAACGTTCTCGGTTGTTATGGATTCAACGGAATAAGAAATGTATCTTTCAAGTGGATTGTCTGTTACCAATCCTTCATCCCAAAATTGTACTTCTTGGACATAGCCTCTGTGATTTGTCACGTTTCCAGCTTTTGAAAGCAACGTATAACCAGAAATATAGAATGGTAAATCTGCCGCTCCTTTTTCATTGGTCAGTAGCAAGCCAACTTCTACTTCGCTTAATTCGGTTTTAGCAAATGCAGTATCATCAGCAGTTCCTGTTCTTAAGCCTCTAATTACTTTGCATGTCTGTGCTACATCATTAGTACTTAGCTGATTGTTCAGATTTACGAAATTTAGATTGTAGTACCCGTCGATAAAGGATGTGAAGAAGCTTCTATCATCTTTATAAGATCTGCTCACAACCTCCTTGATGAAATCATAATAGGATAAATTTGGACAGATCCAGGTCATAGTATCAACAACCTCGGCTTCGTTTGTCGAAAACCCAAGATCTAAATCCTGAGAGATGTCAAAGAGTGTATCGTACGATGTTCTTGTTCTAAATGCTTTCGAAACCTCATTATATAAACCAGGAATTCTAGTCTCGCCTAATATGGTGAAAGTAAGACCTGTCCCCTCAGAGTTCTCGGATGGAGAAGATCTCACGCTTAGAACATTAAAATCCATTCTTAATGGTCTATAAACGCTTACCCAGGATCTAAAATACACAGACACTATGTCACCATCAGTTGGATAGTTAACACTTATAAAAAGTGGATTTCCCATTGTGAATTTAAATCTTATAACAGGCAAAAATCCAGTCATGTCAAGTTCAAAGAATTCAAGGTATTTTTCAACATAATACCCGTTGATGAAAACTACAGGTCTATAACCACCGAATGATTTATCATCGGCGTCCATAAGTGCGTCATCTAAACCAGCGTTTGGACCTCCAGTTCTATTTGGAACTACGAGTTCATCTATTTGGATGCTGGTTCTGGCAATGTTTTGTATGACAATATCCTCTGCTGCCATAATTATGTCGGATTGGAATTAAGATTTCCTGCTGGATTTGGTGCTGCATTGCTTACATCAGGTGCAAGTCCAATTACAACATTAGTTCTAACAGTTTGTCTTTCCCCTGCTTGTGTTAAGTTGGAAGGTATAATTTGTGCAACTGGATTTTTAGCTTTACCTCTGAGTTCAAGAAACTTTTGTCTAGAATTACTGATCTTAAATTTCTTTTGCTCTTGAATATTCCTAAATTGCTGGTTTGGGTTACTAGTAGTATTAGACTGCAAAATAGTTGCTTGCTTAAGATCGAATGCAGCATCAATTCTTTCTTGTGTAGGTATCACAAAAAGATTTCCTTCTTTGACTGCAAATGGGTTTGATATACCATTAATCTTCATCAGAGAACCCGTGTAGGAAAGATCACCGTACGTTTGGAAAGCAATCTGGTCCGGTCTCATTTGAAACTCTTCTCTAACCAGCTGATATCCGGTTATCTTAAGATTAATGTTTCTATATGACATGGATCCACCAGTAAGATCCCATATACCAACCCCTTGGTTCTGTAACTCCTTATTGGGATTAAATATACTTTTATTTCTGTAAAGTGTATCTATGTTAAGCATGATTATTAGTTACCAAATTGGAAATCGTTGAAGAACCCATAAGGATTCGAGAGTGTAGAATCAGTCTGATCTACAGGTATACTGCTACCGTCAGTAAGTGCAACGTTTGCAAGGGATTGCGTATTCGAATAAGTTGGTAAATTACTTTGATATAATCTTCCATCTCCACGATTGAACATTGACTCAATTTCGCCTCTTTCTCTGTCTCTGCCGTGTTCTAAAGTGAAAGTTGCAATAACCTCGGTTGGAAAATCGTCAGGTCCTAAAACTTCGCCAAATTCAATCTTAACTCCCTTACAGATGAGGTTTCCTATCATAGCAACAGGGTTCATCGGATTGCCAACTACAAGATGCCATTCTCCAACAGGAGCTCCGGTCTTCAAAGATAAAGGAACTGCAACCTTTTCAATAAGATCGTCAGCAAGTGCATAAGCAAGAATATTACCCAATGGTCCGTCAAGTTGTTTTGCTAAACTGTCCAAGTCCCCACCTTCGGATGAAATTTGGCTAATTACACTTTCCAATTGTTGAACAGACTGGTCAATTTCGGTCTGTGCTCTTCTAAATTCTTCCAACTCAGGATCTTCATTAGTTGTACCGTTAGGATCTGCTAAATACTGAATTGCTTTTTTTGTCCAACCTAATGGATCAGAATAAAATTTGAATAGACCTTTATCGCCACCAGGGAATCCAATAGCAGGAAACCCATTATCGTATCTAACGTCTGGGGTTAAGAAGTTTCCATAGTTTGTTCCAAGTGCTAATAGATTTCCGATAATATCCACCATTGCAGCTTTGGTGTTAACCTCACCAACAGAAGTTAGTTCATAGTGGAATTTTAAATCAATTGGGCCAGCTTGAAAATTAAGCCCTCTTGCTCTGAAATAAGTTGAATCGACTGTATCTACTGGATTAAAAATGAAATCAGATAATGGACCGTTGTTTGTGCTGAATTTATCACGCAAAGCCTGGTTGATCTTAGGCATCGTAATTTCAGATCTTCCGCTATCAGTTGAAGCAATTACTACAGATGCTGCATCTCCCATTGCTGCTAAAACACCAGCTCCACCAACTGCTCCTGCTGCCGCTCCAAAAGCCCTACCTAAAACAGTTTTAAAGAATCCCTGATCAAATCCTTCGACATTTGCTATCTCAGCTTGAGTTTTGGAATCCCAATTTAATCCGGTAGTAAATGAAACTACATCATTTAAGCTGTTTCCGGTATTTGGTCCCCACCAGGTAACTGCCTGTGCTACAGGTCTTCCTGCTCCTTTTTTTCTGTAAAGATTACTTTGTAACAACTGTGTTGGGATTGATAGATTGTCCCGCATTGGAGCAGGGAATCTTCTTAAAGTAATCATGTAGTTATTTGGAATTGCACCATAGTACTTGCAATATAAAAAATCTCTCCAGTAATAGGGAGCCGATGCTCCGCCTATAATTTTACTTGGATTACCAATGGTATTATTTCCAGTATTCACATCGTTACCAATTTGGTCACTTTGTGTTGCAGTAAGATTGTTGTTTGTTTCCCTGACTAAAGCACCGGCAGATGGGTTTTTAGAAGCAACAGAAGAAATAAATGGATTAAATTCAGTTTGCTCTGATTGATAGTATTCTTGTCTAAAAGTATTCTGGTTATTAGAAAAAGAATAAAAGAGAAATTGTCCATATTTGGCGTCGTCACCATAAAGATTTGCAGCATTATAAAATAACGATCTTGCAGTTGGACCCTTTAATGGATTTGCACTACCTAAGTTTGACCACCGAGAAGTTATATCAGCAGATATCTCTTGCTGGGCAGCTTCCCTAGAACCAAACCAATACTCTTTTAGAGTTGGATTTAATAATCCATCTGCTACTGAAAAAGTATTTCCTGGGGTTGGTGTATTTGTTCCTTGGAATTGGCTTCCTGGCATCTATAGTACTTATTTTTATAATATCTCTATTACGTACTCTAAACCTTCTTCAGATCTTCCATCGAGAAACTCTTTGAGATTATCGACAAAATCGTCTGAGATGTTTTTGTACACAACTAAGATATCATTACATCTAGTACTATATATTCCTTGTAAAATTTTCTTCTGAACGGAGTAATTTATAACAAATTCGGATTCCTGTGTTAGATAGGAAGTATCGTACCCAAGCTCACGGATTATCTTTCCTATATCAACCACATAAAAATCAGCACCGGCACAAAATTTCTTTTTTGCTTCCTTTACTGAACATCTGGTTAAAACGAACTTAGCTACTTGCAAACAATCTGACATTATTTTATAAAACATCAAGTTCAGAAGCACTAGGCTCTGGACCTTCTTGGTATGTTTCTTTCAGAAAGGTAAAGGCTTCGCTATCCAATTTTGCTTCAATTTCATCACTTGGACTTGAAACGATAGCTTGCTGGATCTGATCCATTTCCTGTAACGCCTTTTTCGATCTTTCGTTCTCCAACTGGTAGTTCATATTCTGTTCCAGTTGTAACGTGTGAAGCTGCTTTCCAAAATCTGAGGATCTCTTAGTTCTTTCTAAAAATTCTGTAACAGATTCTTTTTTGCCCAGATAACCCAGCTGTTTTGCTATTGCCCTTCTTTGGCGTCTTGATTGACTACTCATATTAAATTGAAAAATTAAAACCTTTATCTTTACCTAAGCTAAAACCTTGTTCTTGACCCTGGATATCAATTCCCAAAACGTATTTGAAAAGTTTTAGGAATAGCCCAGGGATGAAAACATCCTTAGCCTTAACAACGTCATTTGCAGAGATGAATTTAAATTCCATATTTTGCTCCTTTTCGTTGTCATCAGGCTGTGGTTCACCTTTTTCTATACCAGTAACATCTACTGCAAAACATGGCTGCTCATGATCTACGAATTTAGAAGATGTAACAGACCCAAGGAAATACCATCTAGAATTATCTGGTACATCAAATCCGCTCTCTTCCTTTAATTCTCTTTTGGCGGTCGACAAAAGATCTGGATCATCCTCATCAGAAGTTCCTGTTATCAAACAAACTGACATTCCGCCGTCTCTAAAGGGGTTTGGTTCTTTTAGCACACCAATAGAAAGAGGTAAGCCTTGCTCGTCAGAAATAAAAGGCATTACAACGACATTTGTAAAAAGTGGAATAATTCCAACCATTCCGTTCCTTTCAACAAGTTTAAATGAATCGTTTTCGAAAAATGTTTTATTCTCCATTACCTTCAATTTGATTTTGCAACATATTAGTTTTTTTCTTATCGTAATAAGATAAGATAGATTCGCTTAAAGCAGCCCTTATATCCTCGATATCAATACCCTCGGTGACGTAATTAATCACCTCAGTTTCTGCTTCATCAAACGAAGAGGTAAGGATACCGTAAAGATTTTTCGTGGGTAAATTTAATTTCAAAGAAATGTTTACACTCACCCAGTTAGGTTTTTGCTTTTTAAGCAATGTATATATCGGTGAATCTTCAAGCTCCACTACAGATACAGTGTTTTTGCGTTGAGCAGTAACAGGAATATCTTTCTCAGCTACTTTAGGAGCTTGCTTATTAACAGGTGGAACATCGTTTTGTAATCCAAAGTCATTTCCATTGGAAGGAAAAAGATCCAAGTACTCATTAATGAGTTCAACGTTCATTCTTCCACCAGACTTAAAGCTTACGAAGGTCATACCAGTACTAGTGTCAACTTCAACACCTTTGTACTTTTCGATATTTCCCATTTGATCACCTTTTAGCCATTGAAAATCTTTATTATGCAGAAATTCAACTAACTCATCATAACTTTTGTCCTTTAAGCTCATTCTTTTTTCTTTTGTGAATAATTTCTTTAGCCATTCCATACTAGTTAGTAAATTTTAATAAAACTTTAATTAGGTATAGATTTGGCACGATAAACCACGTTTGGAGATTATACGTACAAAAAGTGGAAAGTTCCGATTTATTTAGAACATCTAAATTCGTTATAGATCTTTTCTAAATCTTCTTCGGATAGGCTATTGGATAATATCCTTTTTACACGGGAGATCTCTTGTTTCTCCATTTCATGTTTTACTAAGTTGTGTGACGAATCTTCTTTGTAAAATTCATGATGCTTAAGAAGGTTCTTATAATGGGAAAGAAGGTCGTTTTTTGTTTCTTCGTCTGCAGATCCCAGTGAATTCTGTATTAGATATTTGGTGCAGGGCTGTTTGAAGAGATCACTTATCGAATCACCAGATTCAGTGAATTCTCCCATTTTAGTTCTAAATTCACCAACCTTGCCAACACCAGATCTTTTTATTTTCACATCAGGAAATCTAGAAGTGCTGTCACGATAGATTTTGAAATTCTTGAACAGGTCTTCGTTTTGACCTTTCTTTAATTCAATTTGCATTCCATTATCCAGGTCAGCTTCGAAGAAATTATCCCTGGAGCGATTGCAACTTTTAACCTTTGCATCAAGACCTAAAAGATCTATGATCATTTCTATATCATCGCTAACGGATTGAGCTGGATCTAGATTTTGCTTTGTTTTTAAATTTACATATTCCTCTATGAAATTCTCTAGATCTTCTCTAGAGTTTGCTGAATCGATCCACTTTGTATGTGGCTTAATTTCAACTACTAGATATTCTGGCTTCTTTTCGAAGTTACAGTATTTAGACGGAATTTTCAATTTATGGTTGCCGTGGAATAACTCGATTGCATCTTCATCTAATGCATACCCAATCATTCCATTATTTGGCTCGGGATAAGCTTGGATCTTCATGGACCAGTTTGCAAGAGGTCCGATAATACCTAAATTTTTTTTCCCGGCTGAATATGACTCGTTCAAAAGATTAAAGTCGGAGAAATTTAAAATTATGGATCTATCAATCATTTCCAAAATATACATCGATTTTAAAATCGGAAACATTCATAGATTTTCTCATATCTATGTTAAGCATTGTCGGTGAGGAAGGAACTAGCTTTTCTCTTCTCTTGATCACCACGCTATTTTCGTTAATATTTCCACCAGGAAATATATCAAACTCAAACTCTTTTGGGTCGTTTGGGTAGTCATCAACCTTCATTTCAAGTTCAATAAGCTTAACCTTGAAATTAATATCCTCGATTCCAGTTTTTTTTCTGACTATTGAAGCATCATATTCAATCTCGCATTTTATGTCATCAATATCTGAAAGTTCTGGTGGTCTATTTATAACATTAATGTCCAAATAATCAATTTCAGCTGAAAAAGAGTATTCAGAAGAAACCAATTTCTTTTTCTGTACACTGAAATCTACATAATCTTGTATTCTTGGCATAGTTGTAGTTGGGACACTTTTTTATGTATTATATATCGAAAATTGAAAATGGATATTAAAATCTCTCAAGTCTTTTTTTTATTGTGTCATATATAGTGTGAACAAAATTTACTAGCCATGAAAGAGATTAAAACAACATGGTTTCTCCACCATCCAATAGATTCGGAGCACAAGCAGTACGTCCTTTTAGATTTTTTGCAAAGCGTGAATGAAGACATTCAAAGAGATGACATTTACACGCCGGTTAAAAAGATCTTTTCGATGATTAGAGAATTAGCATTAGCAAAAGGTCTTCTAGAAAAATCGGAATTCATAAACCAAAATCTGACAAAGGGTGAGAAAAGTGTTATCGAGTTTTACGAATCGTCTCTTTTCTCGGAGGAAGAAAATGAGGAGTTAAAGGAAATCGTAGAGATATCTCTAGCAAGTCTTTACAGATATGCTGATCTTGGTGCTTCCATTTGGAAGAAAATAGAGCAAAGAATTAATTCTTTCGAAATACCAACTACAAGTTCAGAGAAGAACATAGGTATACTACTTTTAAGAAATATGGCTACTGACGAGGTAATTCCCTATTGGTGGTACACTGGGAATTCTGCAGCAAACGGAAATGGTGTTCTTATGAAGAAAGTAAATCTATTGAATAGTTATTACTCTCTTTCTTATGAATTCCTTATTCACGAGATTGTTCAGAATTTAAACCTGGAATTGAAAGAATGTCCAAGAACAATAATTATGGAAATCGAAGAGGATTTCAATAAGGATTCGGTTATTCTAAAAATTGCAAAAGAGCTTTTTATAAGAGAAATGGAAAAACAGGAAACTCAGAACGATAATTTTCACTGAGATTCTTTCCACACATTATCTATTAAAGACAAACCCTCGTGTTGCCTAGCTAATCTTTCTTTGATGATACCAAATTTGGATCTTCCTTCCCTCCAATAAACCTCATTGAACCAGATGTCCGGGCTATCCCAGGAATATTTGTTTAGAGCTTCCAGTAAAAACTGCCTTGACCTCTGTGGTAGAACAAGACAGTGGGCAAGTATGATTTTATTTGTGACATAAAAATCAGGATAACTTTCTATCTCTTCAATGACTGGGGATTGCAAAAAACCATTTACAAACCTTGATCCCAAGGAAAGATATTCTATTTGATAGCGGTTGCAAAAATCGATACCATCACTAAGTTTTTTTACAAAGAAATCAAGCGATGTTTCTATGATGCAATCGCACTCACATAAAACTAGAGCATCTACATCGGGTGTGAAATTATCTATGATTGCTTTCTTGAAAGATTGAAAAGCACCGAAATGACCCGGTCCGTGGTTAGTGAATTGGCTTTGACTTATTGCAGGAGTATTTTTCCATCCGTCACCTTTGTACCTGGTGTTGACTTGTTTAATGTAATCCACACCATATTCAGAAACTCCAGAGACGGATTCAACAGAAGCAATTTCTCTTTGTGCATCAATTTCGGTTAAAATGTGAACGAGTTTAATCCTATGCATGCAGAGTCATAGAAAACAAAAAAGGACAAGTTCCAAAACCTGTCCTTTTTAAAAAATCAATTTGTGATTAGAAATCTTTCAATCTTTTAAGAGTTGAATCAATTTCTTCAGATTCGTTTGCTTTGATAGCATTTGCAATCTTTTGAACGATACCAACACCACCGATAGCGTTGACATATTGTCTGTTGTCTGTAGCATTGTAACCTGGAACTTCTATACCTGCCTGATCTGGACTAAATACTGCATTTGCATATCCTACCCAATCGTAAGCTGGTTCGCGTTTAATTACATGTAAACCAGTTCTATCCGAACTATCTTTTTGATTCTCTGGAGAAAGAGGTTTGTATGTATTGTCCATAACTTTACCGAGAAACTGCTTAAAGTCTAGGATTTCTCTTTTTGAAACATCATTTATATTCATGCTTGTTGTTTTATTTTCCGGTTAAATTTTTGAAAAAATCACCTGAGGTTGTTGATGATTGGGCCATATTTGCATTAGATGCGGTTGCAAGATTACCAAAGAACGAATCAAACATACCCTGTTTTGCATCCTGGTCTTTTAGATCAGTACCCTGTGATTTTGCAGTTTTCTCTAAGCTTGACATAATCTGTGTTTTTTCATCAGAGCTTAGATCTTTTTTGAATTGTTCTACTGACGTAGGCTCTATGCCTCCAAATATTTCCAAGTAGAATTTTTCTAAAGTCTTTTTGAAATTTTCTCTAGATGTTTCGTTAGTTATCATTTCAGAGACTGTTCTGTAGATAAGTCCATCTTTTTCTATACCAAGACTTTCTGCTACACCATCAACTCCTTTTTCCATAAGGAATTCAATCGTTGCCTGAGCAGCCTTTGGAGCTAAGTAAGGAGCACTTGCCTTACCTTTAAACATTAAAGAGTAATAATCTCCAACTGGAATTGTCTCTACGAAATTTTCAACTAGCTTACTAAAAATAGTACCTTCTTTAATTCCTAATTTAGATAATAGAGTAGATACTACTTTCGATTTAACCACATCGGACACGGCATCCAATCCCTTACCAAATAGAGATGTTACAGTATCCCACGAAAAAAGATCCGCTTCATTAACAGGCTTCTTTACGAATTCGCCAAATTTTTTAATCATCGAAATAGAAGATATTTAAGCTATATATCTTCCTAGGTTTGAGTTATTAAAGATCTAGAAATAGATCAACAGCATGCTGACGATATGCAAGTTTATCAGCTTTGATCTTTGGATTCTTTAAAGCTTCTTTTTTTCTGTCAACAATCTCAGAAGGAAGTAGAGGTGAAAAAGTATCTTTAAGGATCTGTTTACCTTTTCTCCACTCCAAAGGAAGGTGAAGGGCAAACCTTACAATATCAAGATGTAAGAAAGGACTTCTTAATTCCAATGTATGGGCCATTGACATTTTATCAAGTCTCGGCAGATGGTAAAAAGAAAGCTCGTCAAAGACATCTGACTTCTGTGAATCGTATTCGTTGATTCTGCTATACCCACCAAAGAGTTCATCAGATCCGTCTCCGCTTAAAACAATACGATAACCACCGAATTTTTTTACAGCCTCAAACAAGTGGTATTGAGGAATAACAGATCCTAGATCTATCGGTCCTTCGTTCCAGATTTGGTATATTTCTTTAACGATTGAATCGTCCATACTGTAATCAAGGAATGTAACCTCCTTATTAAGATGCTTCCTTAGAATGTCTATGTACTCTTTTTCTCCGTTTTCGATGCTAAACCATTTTACATCTGCATTTAGCTCTGAAAGTATTGCAGCAATTATCGATGAATCTAATCCACCAGATACCAGAAGAGAAATGGGATAATTCTTTGAAACAAGTCTATTCTGAACGGATTCAAACATTTTATTCCACAGCCATTCTAAATGTTCTTCGTATGTGCATCCTTTAAGCTCCTCGATTGGGTGTTCAAAACCCTTATAATAATTGGGGTATGTTATCTTAAAATCAGGATTGTCCAGACTGTAGTGATAGATGTTATTTGGCAGGAATCTTTTTACGTCTCCGAAGGGGGTAGAATCGTTTGTCACGTATCCCCATTTTCTAACTGAACTTATAAAGTGCTCATCAACTGGACTTTGTGAATGATATAAACTTTTAATCTCGGAAGAAATCTCGCCATCCTGATTATAATATAAACACTTCTTGCCGAGTGGATCTGTAAATGCAATTACTTCCTTATTGTTTGAGTCGTATATTACAATCGACCAAAACCCGTCCCACGTTTGTATTCTCGGCAGAAACATAGCACAAAACATCTGGAAGGATCCACCTTTATACATGCTGAAGATTGAACAGAGGTATTCGATGTCGGAGCTATAGTTAGATTTTTCATAATTGAATATCTCGCCATTAAACATAAGAAATACACCGGGTGATATTTCTCTGGGCTGATTCCAGTCGTCACCGTCAGAAGTTTGGATCGGTAATCTATGGTGGCATAAAAAGAATCCATTTTTTTCAATCACGCTTTTTTCAATTCCCCTGTGTTGAATTGAATTTAGAACCTTTTCAGATCCATCATTAGTTAATAGTATTCCGCACATATCAAATTTTTTCCAATTGTAAGTTTACAGAATCATTAAATGGATTGTGGACAAATATAGTTTCTACGTTATACGGTTGATTACAGATAAAATCTCTTAAATTTTCCATAACATCTCTTTCCCTACCAGATTCTTCAACATGATCCCAGTTATCTTTATTTCTAGTGTCTTTATTTGGGTTCTGGCCAAGGACGTAAATAATCTTACAGTCTTTTAGCAGACCCTTTTCTGCAAGTATTATTAAATGACGATGTGCTTGATCCTCCGTTATTCTGCCAGATAATATACCCCACGTTAATACAGTAAGAAAGCCTCTATCCAACACAAAATCCGGAAGCATTCCGTCACGATTCAATTGCAACAACATAGCCTCTTTGCCCAAAGCAAAGAGGTGTGTCGATTCGGACGAGTCTTGTAATTCTAATTCATTGAACCAGCCAACAAAGTCAAATTTAAATATCTTTGAATTCTTTAGCTTGGAATATCTGTTTGCTAAAAATGTTTTTCCAGAATTCCTTGGTCCTTCGAATATAGTGATCATAATCCTTTCCTTTTGAACATTTTACTGCACCTAAGAAAAGTTATTTCGGATTTTTCGTTATTTGTGAACCTTGCAACTGATTATTGGGTAAGACCATTCTCTATATAGTGAATTGATTTGATGCCAAATCCATTACGTTGAGCTATCTGTACGAAATTTTTGTTTCTCTTTAGTTTCTTGGCAATCTCCCATCCATTGGATTCTTTAGAAATTACGTCATAATCACCAGGAAATTCGCTTTTCCATTCATCCAGACAAATGGCCAATTTGGTAGTCGATTCGACGTCTATCTCTGAATCCTGAATCTCCTTAGTTGCAGATTTAGATTTTTCGAGAAATCCATCCAGGTGATGTGCTTTAACCACTGGTGCTGTGGTTTTCTTTTCTTCGGTACAAGAGAAAATGGCTAAGGATAAAATTGCGAGCAAAAGGATGTTTGTTTTCATAATTCTGTTTTTTGTTACTAATCAAAATTACTAAAATCCTTCGTGCAAAAAAAATGGAACACTTAAAAGTGCTCCATTTATTAAATTTGTTTTTAATTTATTCTGGCACCACGTAAATGGTAGCGCTGGCAGCAGCAGAAGCATCGTCGATATTTTTCATATTCATTCTAGATGCATGTTGCTCGATTAATTTTTTATGAACCTCTTTTGCTCTCTTAATGTTGTTCTCCATAACTTTTTTAGCATCGTATTCCTTATCTCCAACTATAATTCCGCTTCCGCTAACAAGCTTTGCCATCTTGTGTTTTTTCTTACCTGTGCTAAAGCTTTTATCCTTCATGATTCTTGACATGACTTCTTCATTAAGAGCATCTCTTAACAGAATATCTATAGCGGGAGAAAACTTTTTATTTTTGTTATCATAAGTTACACAAGTTGCTACCAATGCAATTAGGTTTGCAATTAGCATAAAATCATATTCACCCAAATCTGGATCCTTGTCTCCTACTTGGGCACCTTTTTTAGCAGCTTCTGCAATAATTTTCATCGTTGCTGGAGTAATGTATCCCCTAGAAAAATACTCGTAGGCATTGTCCTTCCCTTCTGATTTCTCGGATCTTAAGGAATCTCTAACTTCATCATAGGAAGAAACCAATCTTGATACTTCGTCACTCATTCCAGCAGGAGCTTCGTCGACATTTTCCGAATCTGCATGAAACGTTAAAATATCTTTCAGAGTATCCAATCTTGCTGAATCTGTTGCACCACCAAAATTTGAATATATGCTAGTGTACCAGTTAGCAAAGCTATTAATTTCTGAATCAGAATCAGAACTAGACAATTCACTCCACTTTGGCCAGTTGCATGGCTTCTTTATGTTACCAGAAAGTCTTCTTGTTGGGTAAAGTCCACCAATATCATCTCCTTCTTTTTGAAGCCAGAAGAAAGAAGGCTTTTTATCTTTGCCCTCGTTTGCCACTATAGTGTCATACCAGGCCTGAACATACTCAACAGGGTAAGAAGCTTTAAACGTTCCATCCTCTCTAATGAAATTGTCTTCCTCCGCATTCTTGTTATATCCTTCTTTGCGTAGGCCCTTTGCTAAATCTTTAGCCAATTCTGAATCGGAGGTTGAAATTTTACCGGGAGCAGAATTGGTAACTGGTGAATTTGCTAGATCCTCTGAGTGTTTTTCAATCTGCTTCTGTAGATCCTCGTCATTGATGTACAAAGAAGCCTCGTTCATTTTTAAGAATTCAAGAGAACTTAATACTCTATTACTTTCTGAAACTGCATAAGCTTTTTTCAGCTTCTCCAAACTTTCGTTAATCAATTTTTTATTATCAGAGGAAACTTGATCTAAAGATAAAATGGTATCGAGTAAGGCTTTGTCCAATTCACCGTTAACGTTTTTGTTGCCGAATGCACCCTGTATTGCTTTAATTGCCACAGTTGTTCTATCCCCGTAGATACCATCAGACCCACCTCTTTCTGACAGCAACCTGCCAATTGATGGGAATGCATCCATTAATGATTTCTGAACTGCTTTAATGATGCCTGATTTTTTGTACTTAAGATCGGTGTCCTTAGAACCAGTTTTAATCGGAAATACCTTCTCGTTAATTTTAGCTTCTTCTTCCTCGAGATCTTCTCTAATTCTGGTTTCGATGATAGCTTCCTGTACATTGGCTTTAGCAATCATATCAAGAGCTGTTGTAATTAGATCATTCACATCAGAAAATTTGGTCACAAGCTCATCGTCATCAACGATTTTCTTCATAACCTGCTCTGTCGCTTTAATCTTGTAATTGTAATACTCCTGTGCTAGATTGTCAGTTTGCTTTTCTAGATCCGCAAGATTTTTTCTATCCTTCTCACCAACTACATCTTTTGCTGTATCAATTGCATCTAGCTTTTGATCCAATGCACTAAACATTCTCTGCCAATCTCTACCATATCCTGATTTAGTATCCTTTCCTTTCGAATCAGAGATAAGATTTACTAGCTTTTTTCTAAGCTTTTCGATTCTTCCTTTGTATCCGGTAAAAATAGATTCGTTCAACGGAGTTCCTTCGAAGTCAGCAGAATCGTTCATTTTTGAAGAATATGAAGTGGCTATTTCTTCCAAAGACTTTACAAGTTTAGTTGAAAGCTCTTGGAAATTATCAATCGCCATATCTCCAAGTTTTGGATCAACCTCAACAAGTCTTTTTAGAGCATCAGAAATCTGATCCAAAGCTTTAAGATACATCTGTTTCACTTCAGCATATTTAGAATCAGAGAGTTCAACCTCACTAGCATAATCTTTAATTTTGGCTACAAGATTCTTGATAGTCTTAGAAGAGCCAACATCAGTTAATTTAAGACGGAGGGCATCCGGATTTCTACTTGATTTTACAGCAAGATCAAATATCAACTTTTTAAAAGTATCGAGTGTAACCTCGGTTGCTCTCTTTAATAAACTATCAACAGAAGCATTCTCATCTAATCTGTAGGTATCTAATGCTATCTGTCTAGCAATTGGGTTATTACCAAAGTAATTTTTCATAGTCTTAATAAATGTTTGTTCTATCTCCTGATTTTTCTTTAGCATCTATAGCATCTGCTAGTTTGTTAATAAGAGCTGGCATTTGACTATAGAGTGTCGCCTGCTTTCTCATACTAGCAATTTTATTGGGAGTTGTGATTTGTTTTTTCTCGTTAGCAATTTCACCGGCAATCTCTGCAAGTTTATCATTAACAAGTTTCTTTGCAGTGATTAAATTCTCATTAACACCCTCGTTAATTTGGAAATCCTTAAGCCCAACAATTTTAGGTGATTGACTTAGATTAGGCATATCTTCTTGCGATGGTTATTTTCGTTCTTAAATCTCTGACCTGCTCCATCAGGGTTTCTCTTAAATCTTTCAGACTTGATTTAACATCGGATGCAGAAAGTCCTTTTTTATCAGCTTGAGCTTCAAGCCTATCCCTTTCTGTGTCAATGGTTGCATACCTTTCGTTTCTTTCGGTCATCATAAATTTGATTAGCTCTTTAACCGCACCTTTTTCTAATCCTTGAACATACTTGGTAAATTGAACAGCATTCATTGCAAGGATAGGGTCTAGTGAAAAACTACTAGTTTTAGATGGCTTTTCATCAGAGTCGAGTGAAGTACTTGCTGAAGAAAGTTTAAGTTCACCAAATTTAGATCTGAATTGTTCATCTTTCTTTTTTGCCATTAATGCAGCATCTTTATACTTGTCGTATAGTTCATCAGCAATCGAAGAATCGGTAAGATTTTTAGCAATCTTATACAACTTTTCAGCAACATCAGATTCAGCCTCAGATTTCTTCATGTTCCAATAAGCGATCAGTCTTTGTTTGCCTTCTGTAGCAGCTTCCACCTTTTTCTCAACGTCATCAATCTTAGCTCTTCTTTTCTTGGATAATGCGTCAAGAAGCTTGTGGCTTCTGGAAATCATTCTTTCCAATTTTTTAGCTTCAGCCGGATCACTTTTGATCTGTGCTTTTTGAACTTCCAAAGAGTCTATTTCTGTTTGTATATCATTCCATTCTTTCATGTAATCTTCTTCAATAGAAAGAATGTTACCGAGTAGGGAATCTATCTTTGCCACAGAACCGCCAAAATTGGAGCTAAGCCAATTCATGATGCTATCCATGGATTTAGATTCGTTTAAGGCAATTTCATTTTGCCACCGTTTAAAGTTATACAGCATCTTATTTAATTTTTTTAATTGCTTGTTTCAATTTTTTAGCAGTCGGATCAGAAAAAACAACAAGAATTTCTTTTGAAATCCCAGAGGAATCATCCTTAGAATCTTTAATTGCATTACTGATTTTTGAAAACAAAGATTTTAAATCGGAAGGATCCTTTAATACCTTTTCGATCTCGGTTTGGGAATTACCTATATTATTATAAAGATTAAGAAGATTAATTTGAGCATCAATTTCATTTGCTAAATCGGTAGATTTTTTTTCAGCTGATGCTAAAACCGAGCTTTTAACATTGACCATAGCTTTACTATGCTTCTCGATGGTATTAGCTAGATCTTCAAGGTACTTAACAAGGTCTTCTTTTTTCTTGTTAACGTTTTGCTTTGTTTTTTCTTTAATCTCTATAAGGTCACTGAATTTCTTGGCAGAAAGCTTTTTCTTGATCTTATCTGGGTTTATAAGGTCTTTGCTTTCTATTTCAACTGGATTATCATTAGAAACAGAAACAGAATCCTTGAATCTTTTAATAAGTTCTTCAGCATCTGCTTTAGCTTTATCCAAAGATTTTTTCAATTTATCAACCTCTTTCTGTGAGCTTGATTTTTTCTTTGCGATATCATATTCGAAATTGGCAAATGCTAATTCATCCTCTGCTTTACCAGCTTCATAATATTCTTTTCTTCTCTTATTCTTATCGATAGCTTTAGACAGTAATAACAATCCGTTTTCAATTTGAGCTTTTTTACTTTTTATGTAAGCTTTTTGTTCTGCCCTTTTCTTATCAATTTCGTTCTGTACTGCCAAGATTGCAGATCTATTTCCGCTTCTTGTAACCTTAGCTAGTTTCAATTCCAAAGCATCAAGCTTATCGTTGAAATCATATTTCTTCAAAACAAGATCCTTTTCAATTTCAAGATTGCCCTTTCTGATTGCATCTATTGCGGAAACCTTAGAAAAATCACCCAATAGATTTTTTGATAGCTTGTTTTTAATTGTATCCAGCAGTCCTTCGTTAATGGATTCATTAGTAACCCAATCAGATATTTCTGAGTACAAATCTTCAGAGACAGGTGAAAAATAATCCCTTTCTTCTAAATATTGCTCAAATCTAAAAATTTTGCTCATAGCTTATATACTATCCGAAGATTTACTTTAGACTATATATCATACCATTAAATGATAAACACAAAAAACCCCAAGCCGAAGCTTGGGGTTTTATAGTTAGTTAATCTAGTTTATTAGTTCAAACCGCCAGTTGGAACGTTAACGTTGAAGCAGAAATACATAGTTTCTGGATGGAAACCAGCTTCTACTAAAGCATAACGTGACTTAACTGCGATCTTAGGAGACATAGTTCCTTCAGAAATAGTCTGGATTGACTCAGCCATCATGTAAGGCATGAATTTCAAACCTGGCTCATCATCACCACCTTTTCTACCGATAAGGATTCTAGTGTCATTGTATTTCATGTTCTGATCTACATACACTGTCATACCTGCAAGAGAACCTACTGGATAAAGAGTTCCGTTGTTTTGGGTAAGGGTGTTTGAGAATGGAGCGAAAGTGAATTGGCTGATATCTTGCATCGAAGACGCCAAGTTAGCGTTAGTTACGATGAAGTTAGCAGGACCTCTTCTACCTCTGTTAGCTACTACGTTAGCTGCAGCAAGAATTCTAGAGAACAATCTTCTTTGTAAAGTTGACAAGTTCTCGTAGTTTGTGCTAGCAGGACCAGCAGTACCAGCCATTGTGATGGCGGTATCGTCTTTACCTACGTAAGATGGGATGGTGTAAGAACCAGCAGTACCACCAATTACAAGGTTAAGGTTAAGGTTTTGGCCTTCAGTTGTGAAGAAAGCGTTGTTGTTAGACCAACCAAGAGCAAAAGCTCTAGCAAGGATGTGCTTGTTAATAGCTTGTGAAACCTCATTAACCAATGCGTTCTCGATCATAGAAATTACGTCGATACCGAATTGCTTATTAAGATCTTGGATTTGCTCAGTTGTAACTGAAGCAGCTACTTGGAAAGTATCAGCTTCTACGAACTTGGTGAAAGTCGAAAGACCCATCAAGTTGTAGTAGTTTTCTTCTCCTACGCTTCTCAACATTGGGTTGTAAGTCTTGGTACCATCTACGAAAGGACCTTGCCAGTTTTGGTTGTCATAGAAACCAGCACCAGAGAAACCTTGGATATGATCTTCAAGAGCTTTTACCAAAGATGCAGAAGCAGTAGTAGTACCAGCTTGTGAACCGTCAGGAGCTGTACCAATTTTAGTAGCACCACCGTTAATTACAGAAGCTACTGACTCACCTGCAGTTACGTCGGTGATTTCGAAGATAGGATAACCATCGATTCTTGAAAGACCAACAAATTTGGTAGTCAAGTAAGCACTTGCTGATGTAGCGTTAGTGATGTAGTAAGTAGTACCAACTACGAATGAATCAGGATAACCTGCAGCATAAGAAGTGATCTGTACTTTGATCATGGTTGGAGCAGCAGCCAAAGCATCTGCAGAGGTTGTACCAACACTTGCTGGGCTAACTTTACCACCAGCGTAAACGTAGTCAAGGTATGACAATACGCCTGAAGGACCTGACATAGGGATAACTGGAACGATATCAAAACCTACAGTCTTCGCAGCTACCTGAATAGCCAAAGGAAGAAGTGAAGGGAATTTATCGCCAGATCCTTGCCATGACTGGCTGTAGAATCCTTGGTTAGGTGAATAACCGCCTACAGAACCTGCTTGCGTAGAAGCTGGGAATGCTGGAGGTGCAACGGGACCCATACCGTTAACAACGTTCAAAGACTGGTAAGCACCAGCTGATTCGTTTAATGAGTGGTAGTGGCAGTATTTAGAAAGCCACTGTTTTTTTTCTGAATCAACAATACCGGCTTTTTGCTCAATGATAGGCGCCCAGGTATCGAAGATTTCTGCTTCGTTGATGAGTTTCATTTTTTTATGTTTTTTTAGTTTTTGAATTTTCCTTCTAATGACTTAGCCACCCATGCCAGATAATCTGAGTTATAAGGTTGAGCTGAAGTGGTTGAAGTGGTTGTTGTTTCTTGACTTTCAGTGAGTTTCTGAAGACCAACAGGTTTAGCACCAAGCTGACGAGTTGACCAGAAATTTTTGATCTGATAAGGTGTTTCTAAATTGTAGAAAGTTGATTGTGCAATAACTGATTGCTTGTGACCTTCATTTAGAGATTCCCAAATCTGAACGTAATCTTCGGGCATTTCATCAATAAACTTGTGACCTGATGACTGAACTTTAGCTGATGCTTCGTTCTCATTTAAAGTCTCTTCCGCTTTTTGTGTTTGAGCAGCTGGCTGGAATTTGCTTTCAGCCTTTTGTATTAATTCGTCAGTCTTTTGTGTTTGGACTGATTCAATCAGAGCGTCTAGTTGATTTGAAAGTGATCCATAATCACCAGCAAATCCAGACTCTACTAATTCAGTTTTAGAAGCGATTTCTGCTTGTTCTTTTGCGCTTTCGTTAAGTGAATTGACTTTAGTAGTCTTTTCACCTTCTGAAAGAGATTCGGCATTAGAAATCGTGCCATTTAATTTTTCTGCCAAATAATCGGAATAAGCAATTCCTTTATTTAAGCTTTCTGCAAGATACTCAGAATAAGAAATGGTCTTGTTTACATTTTCTGCAAGATACTCAGTGTAAGAAATACCTTGATCTAGTTTTTCTGCAATGTACTCAGAATAAGCAATACCTTTGTCAAGGTTTTCTGCAAGATACTCAGAATAAGAGATAGACTTATCTACGTTTTCTGCTAAGTATTCAGAATAAGAAATGGTCTTATCCAAATTTTCAGCAACGTATTCTGTGTACTGGATATTGTCATCTACTTTCTCAGCCAAATACTTAGAGTAATCGATTGCTTTATCTACATTCTCTGCTACATACTCAGAATAAGAAATAGACTTATCTACGTTTTCTGCAATGTATTTCGAGTATGAAATAGTTTTGTCTAGGTTTTCAGCCAAATACTTACTGTAAGTAATGCTGCTATCAAGATTTTCTGCGAGGTATTCGCCATACTTAATTGCGCTTTCCAAATTTTCTGCTAGGTACTCGGAGTACTTTTCTAAACGAGCAACTCTTTCTTCGAGTTCAGAAACTTCTTCGGTTTTGTTTTCAGAAACTGCTGCGGGTGTTTTTTTCATCTCAGAGATCTGAGACTCAAGTTCATCCATCTTTTTCTTAAGGAAAATCGAATAACTATTGAGCTCTTCGCTAGTTACAAATTCTTTTTTATTGGACTCCATAATATCGGATTTATTTTTTTCTTGCTTAAAGATTTTTTCGAATTCTTCGTTATTGTCGACATTATATATCATCAATCCAGAATCATTTTTAATACCTAATGATTCGTTCATGCACACTAAAGAATTAACAATAGAATTTTTGGTTCTTTCTGAGAATTCAGAAAACGTAAAACCTGCGCTTTCGTAAACGCGTTCAAGTTGTGCATCCTGAAATCCAGGATCAGCAACTAAATCATAAGTAAAGATTTTTTTGATCTGTACTTTTTTATCAGGGCCAACATTTCCTGCTGCTCTTGATGAAATAGAAAGAGGAATTCCAGCATCAACTAATTTTTTTGCAATTTGTCCAGCTGGTGTATCCAACAATCTAACTTTTATCTTAAGGACTCTTCCATCTTTATCGTAAGAAAGCTCCTCGATAACGTGTGAGATGTTTTTTAGCGATACATCAAATTTTTCAGGGTGATCCAACTCGCCAAGTAATCTTTTTTGAGAAATCTTGTCGTTCAAATAATCTAGGTGTGGTAAATACTCACCTTCCTCGTAGATTCTGTTGTTGTTGTTCTCTTTGCCAAATTGAGCGGCAATACCCTGAAGAACATAGCTGTCTCCGTCGTTAGTCTTTTCTTTTGAAGCAGACAAATTATTGGATTGCTTCTCTAGAATAAAAACCAGATTTTCGTTCATAGACGTGGATTTTTCCATTCCTTCAGTCATCTTTTATTTAAGCTTATATATCTTCTCTCTTTCTGAGAAAAATTGACCTTTTTTATCAATCGTATTTAATTCCAGATTTCACCTTGTCGACGAGCTTAACCGCTGCATCAAAACCTGCTTCTCCCTTTCTGATTCTTCTAACCTTGTCTTCGCCGCCGAACTTGTTTCTAAGTATTACTTTAACTGGGTTCTTTGAGCTATCGTACCTAACTGTCATTTTTGTTAGGTTTTTCCAGTCTTTAATGCCCAATTCCTTTTTGTCCAATTCTGTAACAAAGTCTTCCAGTACATTTACGTCTTCTTCTGTTTCAGTATCAGTATCTGAGATAACTAGTGAATTTTTCTTTTGCTTGACGTCAACGTCTTCCCTGTTTGTCACAAACTCTGGAGATTTCTCAAGATCTTCTTGCGTGATTGGTTTAACTCCTTCCTCCGAATCTTCCTCACTTTCCTCTTCTTTCTGTGCAGGAGGTACGTAGGTTGCAAGTCCGTATCTTGGTGCATTTACTGCATCGCTAGATGTAACCTCAACGTTGATCGCTTCATCCTTTTCTGCATCCAAGCTTTCGTCACCAACGATGAAATATCTAAATTTAGGAACTTCTCCTTTTGAATTTGGATCTACAAATTGAATTTCAGTTGCCTTGTAAACAGGCATAGAAACCTGACCATAGCTGCTTTCTGTCTTTTTGGCTTGCAATTCTTGGCCTTTAGCAACGTTAGAATCTTTGGTGTAATCGTTTACCCATTGATCAATTATTTTTTCAGATTCCTTTTTTGAATCCGATTTTTTCTCTGCCTCCACGATAAGAGATGAGCTAAAATCAGCAAAAGACAAAACTCTTGAATCCTCATTGATAATTTTATAGTTTCTGTAATCTTGGAAAGACTCTGATGTAGCAATCTCAGAAGTAGTTGGTAGAATTTCTTCGATGTTCATCTGCTCTAGTTCTTCAGCAGATAAAAGACTACCATTTACGTTTATCTTTTCTCCTTTATTGTTGGTGTAATTAAACTGATATTCTTCTGGGGCATTTTCTGGTACAACAAATGGAACATCAGGTGCTTTACTGTATGCTTCCTGCATATCTTCCCACGAACAATATCCGACGAAAGATGTCGATATCATGAATGCTTTCATGTCAGGAATTGCAATCGTGTTGAATTCAAGATCATCATTATCAAGATACCCTCTTTCGAAAGTTACATCATTGTCAAATGACAACATTATTAGATCATTCTCTTTAAGTGTTTTTTCCATTGACTGAGAATGCACATCAAGAAGTATAAAGATAGACCTACCGCCAAAATCACCTATCTTAACTAGGTCCATGGTTGTTCTTGTGTCGTCTTTAGAAAGTGTTAAAACCTTAAGCACTCCACCCCAAAAACCTGCACCGCCATCGCTGGTCCAACAGATAGTAATGGGCTTTCCAACTGGAATCTGAGCAGGTTTGAATTCACCCTTAGCGAAGTCATCTACATCACCAAATTTAGGAGCCTGTTTATCACTCATCCAGTTATACAACTGCTGACCTGCAGAAGCTACTGCTGACGCTGCAGCAATTATCCACCCTACTGGATTTGATGCTTCAGCTGCAGCCAATCCGCTACCACCAGCAGCTGCTGCCTGAGCTGCTCCTGCAGTAACTGTCCTTGCGGCTGCTGCCTGTACTCCCTTTGCAGCAGCACCTCTCAATGCTGTTCCCGCTGCATTATAAGCAATCCCGCCTTCAACATAGGCTCCAGACGGTAAAACTACTCTAGCAGCATTTGCAACACCAGATGCTGAAGAAGCTGCTCCTCTACCAAATATCGAGGATCCAAAGTTTTTGATTTTGTCCCACATACCAGGAGAATTCACAACTTTAGAAACACTCTGAGGTTTTGCAAAATTTGAGTAGACACCTCTTACCGCTTTATTCAAAGCCCAAGCACTAGCCAAACCACCAGCAACCTGTCCAACCAGAATTAGACTGCCAACTGCTATTCCGCCAACTAAAACTGCGGCTGCATATTCACCGACTTTTTTCAATAGTGATCCTGGATCATCTTTTATTTCACCGATCGGGATGCTATAGTCAATTAGACCAAGGGTTAGCTTTTCTGTATCTTTAATCTTTGCAAATCTTAATGCCTGTCTACTTTCGAGGATTGCATTTCCTTTCTCGTCTCTAAAATCAACAACAAGTGCAATCTTTTCTCCGTCTCTGACATCATCTAAGGAAAGATCAGGTTTTAGAGTTCCCGCCTTTACTAATGCTTCGATTGCGTAGCCTAGTTTTATAAATTTTTTGGTAACACCGGATGCATCTGCTTCTTCCGCTTCATAAACTTTTGCAAATTCATCGAAAGAAGATATTTTACCTTTTTCCAGAATTGAAGAAACCTGAAAGTTGAAAAATTGAGAATATGGATTAGGCTTGTTGAAAACTTCTTCCCAGATCTTTTGAGCATTGTCAATAGGACTTTGACTCGATTCTGCAGTCCATTCTCTTGGGTTCTTTTTAAGCCATTGATTCCATTGATCTGTAAAAGCCCACCACTGGAAATCGTTTAACTCTGTGGGAGATCCTTCTTCGTTTACAGGAAGTGATATTAGGGGAAAGGTATTACCTTCGGCATCAATATCTTCGTTGCCGACGGTTCCCTTAAACTTTGACCCTCTTTTAAAAATTAAAATCATTTTAGCTTCTTTTATTCTGAGTAGATTCTTCCATATGCTCCAGAGATAATATCTATGAGCTTTTCTATATATCCCTCATTTCTAAGCTTCTTAAAGGCAAGATTACCAACAGAGAATTCACCATTCTTTGCAAGATCTTCTTTTCTCATCTTTTGCAATTTTTCCTTTACCTTGTTTGCTCTTTTGTAAAGTTCTTTTGCATCGGATGGCATGTTTTTAACAAGCAATAATTTGGATTCAAGCTGATTGATATCTGAAGCGATACCATCAAATTTTTTCTGTACGTCCTGATCATCTACAGTCGGAGGATCGAATTTTGGCTTTTTAATCCATTCGTTATCCTTTAGTGAAAATAGACCAGATGCTACGTGGGGTTCTTTCGCATCCTGTAGGTACAATTCCACATCATGACCTCTAATTATTACATCATGTCTTAGATTCCAAATAAATCTAATACCGTCTATTGCAGACTTTAACAAATCCTTCGGAGCATCAACATCACTAAAATTAATTAGGACATGGACATCTAGATCAGAATAATCCGTGTAATTAAAATTTGCTAACGAGCCAGTGAGCTGGATATCCTGTATTTTGGCACCACCTAATAAATCTCCAAACTTGGAAAAGAAGTCATCAGCTATCTTCAGAAGTTTTTTTCTGACGATTGGATCGAACTCGTATTTAACAGATCCCTCTTTATTAACATGCTTATCCCAGAACTTCGGATTTAACTCATCGTTATAAAAAGAACCTACCTTGTTCTCAAATAAAAAATCGGAAAAGCTTTTTACTGGGTCCACAAAAAAAAGATTGTTTGGACTATATATCCAAACAATCTTTCAGTAAAAAGTAAAGCGGGTTTAGTGTGAAATCTTATTCAAGACGTTTATGACTGTTTCAACGTCTTTCTCACAATAGATTTTTATCTTTTCGTAGTCTTTCTCTTGCCAAAATGTGTTGTGTACTTGAGATCCGTCGATATCCTCTTTGGGTGAATCTACACCTAAAGAACATGCCAGCAGATCAAGACTTAGATATTTCTGTTGAGACCACGATCCGAAAGAAAAGACTTCAGATGTGTCCAGGAATGGGACCTCCCACGGTTTCTTGTCCCAGATGTTAAGAATCCCAGCAGGTTCAATTGAATTGTAAAGCATGCGTTTTCCTAAACATGGGACATCGAATCCTTTAATGTTGTGGCCGCATATTTTCATTCCCTTCGATGCTGCATTTGAAAAAACTTTGTTTGATTTAATTAAAATTTCCGTCTCGTCTTCACCGTAAAAAGAGATCAGTTTATTTTTTTGTACACCATCAGAATCAATAAACAGAGTACCAAAAGAAACGCAGACTATTTTTGCGTATTCTGGTTCTAATCCAGATTTACTCAAAAAGACCTCATCTATAGTGGAATTCTGGAACTCTGGTGTTCCTTGATAGTATTTTAGTCTTCTGTTGAAAAGCTTAGCAAGTCTTGGGTTTTCATTCTTAAGATGTTCATAGTCTGGTGCACACCCAGCGGTTTCAACGTCAAAAAAGAGACACTTATTTAAAATTTCTTTTGCTATCATTTTTATTTCCATTTGGGATCGTACCAAAAAGTACGACCGTTTTTATCCTGTATTTTTTCCATTCCTTTGATTGCATAACATTTCATGAATTCGCCCCAATTTTTTGGTGGCTCCTCTCCATTCGGGTTTTTCCAATCTTTTAACCTACCCCCGCCCAGACTGTACGATAGAAGAGGAATGTCTCTACAAAGGTCCAAGATTTCTGGATGTTCTTTTATTGCTCTCTCGGCAGAAACGAAAGGATTGCAATCAACTCTATAAAGAATCTCTGCTCTAAGATAATTTCCAATCCCGTTAAAGTAAGTTTGGTTCATCAGTACCTCGTGAATTGGCTTTTGGAATTCTTTACTCTGCAATCCTTTTTTCTGTATGTTCTCAACAAATTCGTTGAAGTTCAATGTTGGATCTGGACCTCTGTTTGAATTCCACCACCCAAAATTCCATCTGCCAAACCTTCTAACGTCTACAAAACAAAGACTATCTTCATCACAATCGAAAGCAAGGTGGGTGTGTTTAGGTCTGTCGTTTTTATGTGCCCATTGGAAATGACCTGACATGCCCATGGTCATCATTAAAGGGATAAACTCGTTATTGGCATCGGTTAAAAAACAATCAGCAGCAAAAACCTGAAGCATTAGTTCCTTTCCTCTTGAGAATGCTTTCAATTCAAAGGGATATGAAAACCTAACTTCATTACCTTTGTGCACTGGGTTTTTCCAAATTGAATGGAAAACTTTACCTTCAGAATGTCGGTTTATAAAATCTGCTGTTAATTTCAGCTCGGCTAATTCTGGCATTTTTTTTCTTTTTACAAACTTATGCTCTTAAGTCGTAAATAAAAAATTACTTTGAGACTTTATTTATAACCATCGGTTTAAGACCGTATGATTCTGCCAGGTACTTAATACAGGAATTTTTTGGATCCGAATTGTCAATAATAACATCAACATCCAGACCAAAAGTTGGTATCCTATGTTTAAGTAAAGGGCTAGGAGAAACCGATAAGGCTAATCCATTCTCGTCGCATTCATTCGATTCTGCGTGGATGAAAATTGGTTTAACTCCATCCTGCCACGTCGAACAGCTTAGGAACAAAGCCTCTCTGGCAGACAGTCCGCCAGAATTAAACTGATGTGGAAGAAATCGAAAGCAAATAGGTAAATTTGTAGAGTAAAAAACACCCGACATAAGATCAGTTACAGAGAAAAGGCTTGGCTTTTCATCGTTTGTTACGCACAATAATTTTCTTACACCGGAATGTAATCCATTAACTTCTGTGTTAAAACGGGTCATAGTCGTTTTTCTATTCCCGTATGCACTACCAATTCTAATTATTATTGAAGATGATTGAATACCAAGATGTTCAAGAAAATATGAAATCTTGTAAAGTAAAGCTGAGGTATCAGACACAACAGATTCTATTTGGCTTCCCAGAAAATAGTGCTGAGGTAGCATAAAGAAAATTTTATGTGAGCTATTCCTAACAAAGAAAGCTAATTTATCTAAGATATCGTTTTCAATTTCATCCTCTTCAACAACACAAAAGTCTGGGAAACCTGAGCTATCCTGAGGTAATTCAAAACATGTTAATTCGATACCAAGTTTATGGTTAGACTCAACGCAATTTAGAATTTTTTCAACAAACTCGAATCTGCCTGTATTAGGATCAAATGCGGTAAGATTGTTTTTAATAACGCATCCCAACTTGTGTGGGGTTTTACTCAGAATCATCTAGATCTCTAGAGAATAAGTCTAGGAAAGTTCCTTATCCACCAACAGCTTCAATACCCAGTCCAGGGTTATTGTAAACTGTTTTAGAGTTATAAACGTCAGCAGGTAAATTGTTAAACTTGTACTGAGAAACTACTTGTCTATGACCTTTATCTCCCATATCGACAAATTCAACAGTATCTGGAACTAGCTCAAGGACATTTTCATCCTTTTTACCTCTTTGATGAACTTGAACAAAATATCTATAGCTTTTATTGTCCGGTGTTCTTACATTTTTTACTACCATCCCTGCCACCTTCTTTTTAGAATTTAAAGGAATGCCTAATACAATGTCACCAACCTGAAATTTAGATCCTTCAATATCTCTGGGTACGTTAGGATCTGGTCCTACGGTAACCGCAAGATCCCTATACGGTTTATAAGTAACTTTGAAGATTCCATTAGCACCGCCATATCCATACGTATCACCAAAGATACCGGAGTCAAAATATTCGTTTATGGTTAAAATGTGATTCAAAGTAAAACTTATTTATTGTATTTATCTCACTGCTCAGTGTTATTTGTGAGCTTTAAGATTTCTTGAAGTTTTTGTGCTAATTCATAGTCTTCTTTTGCAAGAGCTTTTTCCAGCATAGATTGTAAAGTTGAATAATCAGATTGTGCAGCAACAGGAAGTTGACCAGAGTTAGCATCGACAGTTAGACAAATTCTTTGAGGAGCATAGATCACTTCAATTCTGGACTCGGTAATATAGAATTCAATCTCCATTTCTTCATCCTCATCAATGTCTTCTCCCATTTCCAGTTCCTGGTCAATATCCCACTCCTGGTTGAACCAAAAGATCATCCACTGTCCATATACCATCTTGTTTAAATCATTCTCGATAACAAACTTCAAGAGTGTCTTTAGCTCGTTTTTAATATCGTTTTTCGATAGGTTTTCGCTAAATACCTTCCTCTTTAAGCCAGGAATGACTTCGCTACCTTCACCAACACCAAATTTGAATGCCTGGTGAATAGTAAATATCGAATCCCAATCTAAACTTTGGATTAATTTATCGATCAATTTTTGAAAATCTTTGTGCATAAGGAAAGTAATTACTTTATATATCTTCTTTTTTTGAAACAGATCCTATCTGGTCATTTATTGATTTTATCCACGTTTGGTATTTCTCAGGATAGAATTTCTTTAGATCTGAGATTTCTCTCTTAGATATCTCAAATCTTTTAATTATAAATTCTTCTGCAGCTGAATAAATTTCGGGATCTTTCTTTTCCTCCGTTTTAGCTTTCTTTTTGGTGCTTGTAAAAATCCAGCTTGGCTGTTTGCTGTAGTGCTTAGACAAAGTGTTGTGCCACCAATCTACTACCGGTCTAGGAGAAACTTTCGTATGATTAAACTGATTTGCCTGAGCAGGGAATTGGATAGACATAATTCGATTTATCATAAAGAAATTTCTAACCTTGTCATTTCTTCCTACGTTCTTCCAATCTTTATCAGATTTGAATATAGTTTTAATTATATCGAATAATTCCATCTTAAATAAAGTCAGCGAACGGATCAAATGTTTTAGGTGCAGACTGAGCAGTTGCCCATTCAGTTCCATCTAGAATTTTAATTCTATCTAACGTTATAGATTTCCTAGGAAGACTCATTCCTCTTTCGATTTCATTTTGAGCTTTCTGAGTTACCCAGTCTGGTATAACCGAATGGTCAAGCCACATTAACGTATAATTTCTTAGTAAATTTTTGGTTACTTTATCTCTGTTTTCTCTGTTATCAACATCCTTCATAAGACGAAGTGTGTACCCAGAGACCCAATCTAAAAATTCACTATCAGATAAAAGATAATTGAATGAACAGTCTCCCCATTTCGATTGAGACAAAGACTCCATAATAGATTCAGCTTTTTTGGGAGAAAGCTTGGAATTTTTTCCCGGGGTTGGTTCGAATTCCCAAATGCTAGGAACTGCATCACCCTTATCACCAATTAGCATTTTATTGAAAATAAAGTCTCTGGGATTAATAGTTTCTAACGAAACTTTGGTCAGGAATTCCTTCATCTTATTTTTATCAGGAGCCATTATGTCAGACATTTCAAAAACTGAAACTGGGCCTGATGAATTTAGCCAATTTTCTTCCCATCCTTGTGGTACAGAAATTACATTGTTCTTTGAATTGCTATTCCATACAGCAGTCCAATTTTTACCAGTATACCTAGCCATCTGGTGCATGTCCTTATCGCCAGAAATTATAATGCAATCCTCACCGGATTTATTGAAGTGATCCGCCCAGAAATACAATAGGTCATCACCCTCTGCTCCCTCGACTTTAGAAAAAATAAAACCCATCTTTTCAAGCTGTTTACCGAAATCAAGCATAAGATCATAAAAAATAGACCAATCTACATTTTCATCCTTTACCCGATTTGACTTATATCCTCCATCCTCTATCTCAACATCTTTTCTCCAGCTTTTGCTATCTATAGTAAAGATTAATCTTCCTCCAGTCGGTATCATTTTAAGGCTTGAGCACAAATCAGTAGCAATCTTTTTGATGAACATAGCTTGCTCTCCCTTTGTTTTCAGGACTTCAGCTGGATCCTTAGATCCATATCCGCCGAAAACGCCAAAGGTCTTGTGGAAAATATAATTTCCATCAACACACACATTTATCATATCTTTTATTTTTTTGTGTAATCAGTTAGAATTGTTTGAAGATCAAAAAACGGATCCGTGATTCGATCGTCATAGTCAGTGAAGTTTAAGAAATCTTCATGATCTGTCTTTATTCTTCTTTCAGCATTATCCGCATCATTTCTAGATAATAGTCTTTCTCTTCTGATATTCTCAGAGATATCTAAATAGATTATATGGGATTCTTTCCTGTCCTCTGGTTTTAGCTTTTCTACACCCGATGGCGTCATGATTAACAGATCGCTTTTTTTAAATTCTGGAATTGATGTTCCATAAAACCATCCATTGAACATAACATACTCGTAGAAATTCTTTTCTAGAAATTTCGGATCTGAAACTTCATTAAGATCTACAAAGAAATAATCAACCCCATTTTCTTCTCCTTGTCTAGGCGGTCTTGAAGTGTGAGACACGCAATATTTATAGCCAATTTCAGAAAGAGACTTTCTAAGATGGTCCTTACCAGATCCGCCCTTTCCTACTATTATGATCCTCTTATTCATCTGCTGGTTCCTTTTCCTGATCATCATCTACTATTCCAGATTCAATCCTTTCGTAGATGATCTCCGCTCTATCTGGGTATCTAGTAGACCAAGCCCATTTACCAAAGTCTTCGTTACCGGGAAAAATTTCTCTCTCGTTAAGCTGAATACCAAATACAACCTTGGGTTTATCAACTTTTATTTTGAAAACCTCATAAGCAATAGTGTCGCCTTCCTCTGGGCAAATCTGACGATACATCATGGCCTTTTCACCTCTTTTTTCAAGACGGTAGATGAACCCGTTTTTTCTGATTTCTTCCGATAAAAGATCCATTAGTTGTCTGTTAATTTTTGAATTTTGAAGATTAGTGCTAAGAGAGAAACTACAGGGTCAATTACCTGTGTTCTTTGTGCTTGATGTTCTGCTACCAAAACTACTACTCCAGGAATAATCTTGGACATGTTTTGTTTATTTTTAATAATCCAATTAATAAATTCTTCACCCAAAGCTGTCATGACATCATCAACCTTACTAGAATATTGTCCGACAATAACCTGATAATTAGAAATCGGATCCTTTGAATTAAAAATCATTTGGTATAGATCTTCGTAAGACCAAGCTGAATCTTTTATCTTAGAGGAATCGACTGAGGAGATTCCTTCTATCTGCCAAGACTGGATTCTGTTTAGTGCTGATCTAAGATCAGGGAAATATTCCTTTTCGAATTCATCCAAAGAAGAATCATCAATAGAAATACCAAGTTTAGTAAGAATGAGTCTAATCCTTCCTTTCCATTCATTCTTTACAAAGTCTTCTTCTTCCTGATTAATTGGATCAAAATTAATGACTTCAAACCTGGATTGGATGGCTTCTGGTACTTTATTGATCCAATTGCATGTTGCAACAAATCTAGTGTTGCCAGCAAATTTTTCTATAGTTCCTCGAAGAGCTTTATAAAATTGATCAGAAGCACCATCGAACTCGTCAAGAACTACCACCTTCTTTGCCGATTTTCCGTCCAGTATGCTAATCGTAGAACAAAAATCATTGATCTTTGTTCTGATAGTCTCAACCGAACTTTCATCGGAAACGTTGATGAAAATGTGTGGTAAATCTCTGGACAGGATTTTTGCTAGTGTTGTCTTTCCGCAGCCAGGTGAACCAGCCAATAAAATGTTCTGATTTAATCCTTTACCCTCAAACAGAATCCTAATTCTGTTTGGGAGAATCATGTGCTTAACTTCCTTTGGTCTTAATTTCTCTGTAAGTAGTTGGTCTATCATGGAAAACCTTTTCTTATCTTACGGAAAAAGGGGGGTTAAGTTTCCACATTTAGAACTTTTTGGAAAGGTCGTCTGCTTCATTCTTATCGTGTCGAACCTCAATAAAACGTGGTAGAAACAAGCTCCTGCCTCCAAACTTATCAGTGATTGGCTCATTGTACTGTACAGCTATGATTTTACCAATCAGTGTGTCTGGATCTTTACTAAGTTCTTGAAGATCCTTATCAGTAAACCCAGACCCAATTTTTACATTCAAAGTTTTAGATGAATCCGTACAGATGAATCCGCCTATAAAGCCTTCTCTTTTACCTTCACCTGGATACCACCCAGTGATCTCCAAATCACAGTCCTGGATCTGCTTTAATTTAATCCATTTTTTACTGCGTTTACATTCATAGACGTGATCCTCAGGTTTTAGAATAACGCCTTCCCCTCCCATCGATACTATCAGTCCATATATCTCGTGGGTTTTCTCCATTGAATCCACTACCCACTGGCGAGCTAATTTAACCGGGCTTTGTTCCGGCAAAAAACCGGTGAGGAATTCGAGCTCTTGTCTTCTTTTAATGAAGGGTGTGGTTCCCTTTCCAGTCTTCAAAACTTCTGATTTTTCGACATCAAAAACATTGAAGATGAATTCTTTGTCGATGTCGTTTGAAGCAGTCCCTTTAAGGATCTGTGTTACTTTTCCCGAAACAGATTTTCTATTGAGATCTGTGAGTTCTCCGTCAAAGAAAACATCTGAAATCACGTTAGCAGCATGTAGCATCTTAACGAGCTCAGATTCTATACCAGAAAGCTTAGTCTTGTCAAGCTCGTTAAATGCTCTGGTGTAAAATTGAAATCCATTTTCTCTGTTTCCAACTGCAATTACTCGAACACCATCATATTTCTCTTCGCAATAAATTTTGCTCCAGCCAGAAACTTCTTTTTGGTCATCAGAAGCAAGCATTACTGAAGGATCCGGAATTAATTCGCTTCCAACTGCTTTATTGATAAGCTTAGCACCAATCCCAATATTCATTCTTTTTGTAAGAATTTTCATCAGGATATCACGTAACAAAAGATCCTCTTTTGGATCTTCGACGAGGCAAGAGTTAATCAGGAAGTTAGCTCTTTGTCTAAGAGAATCATTTGCAGCTGGTGCCTTTTTGAGATCTTCAACAAGATCCTTGAAAGCTTGGAATCCTGGAAATGCTGAGGGTGGTATAATTCCTCTAGTTTTTTCAATCTCCAGTTTATGCAATTTCGTGGTAACGAAAGGATTGAAGCAGATGTCGATTATGTAAAGCATTTCTTCGGACAGGTTCTCCGAAATGAGTCTTTGCTTCTCTTTTTGAGAACCGTTACCGGTTAAGAGTTCAACCTCCGCTAATGTTCTGAGTTCTTTGATCATGTTGCAAATCTAGAAAAGAAATGCGGTTTAAAAAAATAAAATCTTTGGTTAATCATAAAAAGGAAAACAAGAACTGCATCCTTAAAAAATTAGATAGTAATGGGAATTAAAGGGTAAATCCTCCCTCTGCTCCTTCTGCTCCTCCTTCTTCTTTCTTCTTTTCCGACTGAGCTGCTTCTTCGTCTTTGTACTTCTGGTTCATCCTGTATTCGTCCATGCTTAAACCAAGCCATCTTTTAATCAAGAATTCCTTGTCAAAATAAGCAACTTCTTCCTCACCGATTCTCTGCTTCATATCTCCCATTGATGTAATAAAATCAGATCTCTTTGTGTAATTAGAAAGCTGAATCAATTGTTCAAACATATTCTCTTTGACAAAATTCAAACCAAGATTGGCCTTAAAAGTTCTATCCTTAGACAATTCAGGAAAATCCAAACACATTTGGATGTACAAAGGCTTTACAATTATCTCTTGGAATATAGATCTAAGTCTGCCTACAAATTTTTCGTATCTAATCTCGTCTCTCTCAAGCTGATCAATACTGATTTGGTAATTAGCAGGGGTTCCACCTCTAAATGCAAATCTTGCATAGGGTAATTTTGAATCTAACTTAAGCTTATTGTAAAAATAAACCACGTTCTCCATAACGTTGAAGTCAGGTCCAGACGGGTTTAATGTGTTAATGTCTGGAGATTCGCCATCTTTTTCAGGGAAAAGGTAATTTTTATAAAACTGAACCTTAGGTGTACCATTTACTGTAAGTTCACCTGAGTAATCATTGATTTGGATTTCTTCCTTGTACACAGACATTAACTGCCCCAAAGTTTGCATTGCCTTTTGCATGGACTGTGTTCCAACAGGGATAACAAACTTTAAACGGTAAGAAGCATTCATAACATTCCAGATTACTCTGGTGTTTTCCATCACTCTAAGAATGTTATAAGATCTAATTAATCTTTCTGTGTAGCTTACTCTAGATACCGTGTTACCTTTAGCATACGAAAGATACAGAACTTGTTCAGATTTCAGTTTTCTGGTCATTCTATTATCTTGAGGGTACTGAATCCAGATCTGTTGGAATTCACCATTCGGCATTTGCTCTGTTGCAGGTTGCAAAGAAGTAGCATCTAATTCCTTAAAACCTACTATCTTTTTACCGTCGGTTGAATAAACGATCTCAAAAGCTAAAAATCCATCAATAAGAAATTGTCTAAAGTATTGCCAGGCAAGAATACTCTGCTGGAAACCAAATAGCATGTAAAGATTTCTAAAGTTCTCTTCTACCTTTTCTTTTATCTCGTCTTTTAGATCTATGTTTACTAAACTTGGATAAGAAAAGAAATTCTTGTCGTCGTAATTTACAGCATCATCAGAAAGGGTATCCAGAATAAAATCAATCTCACCATTCAAAGCAAATTTTCTCAGGAAGTCTCTTTTTCCTAGATAATCCTTGTCGAAATATGCAATGTATTTTCTAACCCTTGTGTCTTGATATCCTAGAGTCCAGAAGAAAGCATTATTTTCGGTAAATCCAGTTCCCTCGCTATTAAAAAATGTTGATTCAGTGGCACCAATTGCTTGAGAATTACGAATAACCATATCCTCATATTGCATACCGAACTTGCTAACCTTAGCTAAGTTCTTATATAAATTCCCTAAAAATGTTCTTTCTACTGAGTTATCTAAAAATCCTGCCATTCCTCTAGTTTTTTATTAAGCCGGTGTAGCCTCTTCTGCCGGTGGTGCTTCTTCTGCCGGTGGTGCTTCAGTCTCTGTGCTAGTTGAGGTTTCTTCACTTTCTGCAGGTGGTGCTTCTGCTTGAGCTTTCTTAGCTTCTTTTTGCTTTTCTTTTTCTCTCTTAAGCTTAGCTTCTTTGTTAGCTTGGATATCGTCCTCAGTCATGCCCAAATAATTTTCGATGAGATAAGCTAACGAAAAGAAAGGTTGTCCATCCTCACCAAGTAATCCATAAAGAGCATCGATAGACTCTTTTTTCTTACTCATGCTTTCGATTTCCTGGTTTACCCTAAAAGGGTTATCCGAAATGAAAGTTAATCCAAGCTGACTTTTAAACATGTAATCTTTCTCCAGTTCTGGAAAATCTTTACATAGTTGAAGCCACAAAGGCTTTATAAGTATATCCTGGAAATTGGATCTAAGTCTCATGATGAACTTAGCAAATCTTATTTCTTCCTTGTCTAGTCCTTCAGCAGCATTCGAATAGTTTCCTATTGATCCGCCATCTGGTCCTTGAAACCTCGAAAAAGGTACCTTAGATTCTTGGACCAATTTATCGAAGAAATAAGCTAAAGGAGCTGGATCGTTAAGATTTGGTCCAGCGGTATTTAAAGGCTCAATGGTTGGTGTCCCATTTACTCCCTTGGGCATAAGATAGTTTTTATAAAACTGAATCTTTGGCTGTCCATTTACCGCAAGTTCTCCGCTCTCGTCATTGAATTGAATATCTTCTTTATAGATGCTCATCAATTCTCCAAGTGTTTGCATTGCTTTTTGTTGTGATCTGGACCCAACAGGAACGGTCATTTTCATTCTAAACGATGCATTCATCACCGACCAGATTACTCTTGTGTATTCGATGATCCTCAGAACGTTATACGGACGAATTAAACGCTCTGTATAGCTTACTCTAGATACTGAATTTCCTTTTGCGTGAGAAATGTAAATGATCTGTGAGTCGTAAAGCATTCTTCTCTTCTTCTCATCTTTTGGGTATTGGTACCAAACATTAAGATAAGAACCATCAGGCTGCTTTTCAACAGATGACATTAATGTGGTAGCATCCAATTCTTTAAATCCAATCACATTTTTTCCCTTGTCATCGTATACAATCTCGAATGCTATAAATCCATCTACCAATAATTGTCTAAAATATTGCCATGCACTGATGTCGTCATTGAATCCAAACATGTCATACAGCTGTTTGTAGGCAGAATCGACACGGTCTACAACTTTCGGTTTTAGCCCAGTAAGATTTAGAAAAGCTGGATATGCAAAAAAGTTAAACGGGTCGTAAGTTATGGATTCGTCACAGATTGTATCAAGGATGTATTCAATCTCCGGGTTCAAAGAGAACTTTCTAAGATAATCTCTCTTTCCTGCATAATCTTTATCAAAGTATGCAATGTATTGTCTGGTTGTTGTATCCTGTCTTCCTAAAGAAAAGAAAGTTGTCTCGTCTTCGATCGGACCTTTTTTTAGAAACTCAGCTTCTGTTGTTCCGATTGCTTGCGAGTTCTTAACAACCATATCTCCATACCTCAAACCGAAATTGCTCAGATTTTTAACAGAGTCTCTAATCCTCTGAAAAATTGGGTTGCTGTTTGGGTTTTCTACAAATCCTGGCATCTTGCGATTTTAGATGTATGTTTTTAGATTGGATTATTGGTTTAATTTCGATCTATAAGAAGTATATATCTGCTCTACTGGAAGACCCTGTATGGAAGAGATAGAAATGTAGGGTATCCTTACCCAATCCTTATAGTCTACGACCTTAGGGTTTATAAGATATTTCTTTTTAAATCCCGTTACAGAACTCTGATATCCAGTATCCTTCAAAAGGGATTGTAATGCAATTCCATTTAGACCTAAAGATTGCTGTGCTGAATTTGGATCTTCACTATTCTCGTTGATCTTTTGAAAATAATGGTCAAATATCTTAGTTAAAATATTTCCTCTGTATTCAGGAGGTATAACATTTAGATCCAAAACTTTGCAGATAGTTTCATTGTCAATCCTTTCCTCAGAAACGAATAAAAACAATGGATATCTGTTGATATATCTTACCTTATCTGATAGCCTTGTTGGTGTAATATACTCAGAAAAATATATCTTACCGCTTACGAAGTCTTTAAAAGATTCATCGCCACCTTTGCTATTAGCGCCATATTTTTTAGATATGTAAGCATTCACTTCAGACGATAGTGCTGAAATAGATTGGGATTTTTCCTTGAGCTGTTTAAGCTGTTCAAGAAAAGTCTTCACGAGCTTTTAAATAGGAAATTTTCATCAACCACACCAAATTTCATTCCTCTTGCTTCTGCCCAAGCCCTTGCTGCTTTAAATTTAGATTGATTCGTAATCCAAATTTGCATTTTGTAGTTGTAAGATTTTAGCTTAGGTAATGTTGCGCTACCTTCATAAATGGGTTTTTTATGTTGGTTCTCTGGCTTGATCTCGATTATCCATTCGGCTTCCTGCCCATCCTCCTGTATAACTTTCATATAGAAATCAACATTATAATTATGTTCCTTCTTGTCCAATGGATTGTAATAAGGAATTACAACAGGTTCCGAACTCCACTTTAATATTCTTGGGTTCGTATCGCAATATTTACAAAATCTGAATTCCCAAGAGGATCTGCAAATTATATTGTGAACGTCTCCGATGTATTTGTCTGGATTCTGAGGTACAAAAAGGCCAGACTTATAATCACCGTTTGGCTTTATCTTTTTTATATCAGTCATTTAGATTAAACATTATAAGAATTATCGTCGCCTGTAATATATGAAAATGGAATTGTTTTAGGTGCTTTTGGCGGATGCATCTTTTTCCACCCCTTGGCAAAACCGTTTTTAGCAATCTGTGTATAGTAAGCAAATGGGTTATTGGACTTGGATGGATCGAATCTGTTCCAATATTTAACCAGGTCCTCCATTGCAAAAGCCATACAATCCTCTCTATCTTCAGGGTCTTTATAAGCCATTTTCTTAGAAATGCCCTGAATCATTAAGGTAAACATTTTAATTGTTTCTGGCGTTAGCTGCCCCTTTTCTTTGGACTGTAGGATTGCAGCCATTAAGTCCGTATTATTTACGTATGCTTTTGCCATTAAATTAAAATTATTTTATCTAAGATTTTAGCCTAAACCTCGAGGATAGTTTCAGATTACTTCTTCTCCTCACCCTCTTCATAAGAAATGAGTGCATCCTCAGACTTATCTTTTCCGTCTGGGGCTACACTCATCCCTTTTTTATAATCGTCAACGAAAGGTTTTGGCTTTTCGTCTTGCTCAGAGCTTGATGGTGCTACCGACCAAACTCTACTGAGTATTTTCTTTAGTTTTTTTTTGATTCTTCGCTTTCGTCTAAAGAATTAGCTTCAAGCTCAGTTGCCATTTCTTGCAAGAATTTCTTTACTTCTTCAGTATTCATATTCTTCTTCAAGTATTCAATAGCTTCACCAAGATTATAACCCATTTCAGAATTTACCTCCACATCAGTATCTGCCTTTGATCCTTTTTCAGGTGCTTTGGCGAAATTAGGATCTATATCCATTACTTCTGGGTTTTTGGCTTTAGCTGTTACAACTTTTACGTCGTAATCTGCATCACCTTCTTCTTTACCTGGTGCTTTGGCTAATTCCTGATCCGTTTTCATAATGTCAGCAGATTCGTCTACATTATATCCCATTTCTTTGTTAACCTCATAATCAAGAGATTTTGCTTTTTCGTCGCCGGGTGCAGAAGCTAAATCTGGATCTATATCCATTACTTCTGGGTTTTTGGCTTTAGCTGTTACAACTTTTACGTCGTAATCTGCATCACCTTCTTCTTTACCTGG